TTTGTTGCTCAGGCACTTATAAATAATGTTAAACTATAGTGTTGCGGAATTAAGGTATATGATAGGTGCATTAATAGGTGCTGGGCTTGGGCTTGCAAGCAGTATTGCTGGCGGTATAGCTAACCGCAAGGCGAGAAAAAAGCAGGAGCAGATGATTGCCCAGCAGCAGAGAGAAAATCAGGCATGGTATGATAGAAAGTATAATGAAGACCCTACCAAACGTGCTGATACCGTTCGATTGCTCACTCAGATGCAGGAGCAGATTAAGAACAGAAACAAGGCAGCTAAGGGTAGACAAGCGGTAATGGGTGGTACTGACGATTCCACTACTGCGGTGAAGGAGGCGAACAACAAGACTCTCGCTGATACTACCTCACAGATTGTAGCTGCAAATGATGCTAGAAAGGATAACATCGAACAGCAGTATATGAACAGAAAGAATCAGTTGCAGAACCAACAGATGGGCATGGAAGCTGAGAAGGCTGCTGATACTGCCAATGCGGTTGCTGGCGTGGCTGGAACTGCTGCCAACATCGCTGCAACTATTGATAGTGGTGCTGGAGCAAAGAAGGCTCCGAATATGAATGTGACTCAGCAGCAGTTGGATGGTATTGCCAAGAACTCCAATGATGTTCTCGGCTTAAAGGCGAAGGATACTTCTCTTCCTTCTGAGGGTGAACTGAATAGCCTTGGGGCTAAACTTCAAAAGATTAAAGCATAGCCTATGAAAGCATCAGATATGTTACGAAACAACAATGGCTTGAAGACTACACAGAGTGTACTCAACAAGCAGCAGAGTGGGGTGGATGCCGCTCAGAAGGTGGCACAGACTCAGGCTCCAGTCTTTACCCAGCAGCAACTTGATGCGGCTGGCAAGAAGGTTGACCAGATGAATGCTGCTACTCCTCAGAATGAAACACCTACGATGAAGGCGGCTAGAGAGAAGACTATCGCTACTCAACAAGCCATCGCCAATGGGGTAGATGTGAATCAGGGTGCGCCAAGTGATGAGGAGGATAAACCATCTGTCCCTATCGTGAAGAAGGAGGAGTCGAAACCTCAGCCTAAGCAGTTGTCTTATGCTGATATGTATAAGATGCTGAATCCTGAACTGAATGAGACGGCTGAGCAGAGGGCGAACAGAGAGAAGAAGGAGCGTACCAAGGCTCGTATTGCTGCTCTGGGTGATGGTCTCCGTGCGCTATCCAATATCTACTTTGCTACCAAAGGTGCCAAGGTGGTACACAATCCTGAGTCGGATATGACTAAGGCGGTGAATAAACGCAAGGCATATATGGATGCTCAGAGAGAGAAGAATCGGGCATCATGGCTGGCTGGGTATCAGAGGGCACTCGCTCTTGATGAGGAAGCTCGGAAGAATAACCTGACTCTCGCTGAGCAGATGAGGTATCACGATAATATGGATAGAGTCAATAGAGCGAAAGTCATGTTAGACCGAATGAGGATAGCACAGCAAGATGAATACAATAAGGGTAAATTAAGTAATCAGGAGTTTGCAAACAAAGAAACTGTTCGACATCATAAAGAGCAGGAAAGTACTAGTAAGAAGAATGCCAACGCTAATGTGACTAGAGCACAAAAGGCAGGGAAAAATAAAGGTGGTTCTTCTAAAGAAAACTATAATAAAACTCTCGCTGGTTTAACTATTAATGACCCTAATGGAGTAAGAGCGGTTAATAGGAGTTTGAAACGTGCTGGTGTTCCTCAAAATGCACAGACAATAGTAGAGGCTTACAGAGCACATAATGGTGGCGGTTCTACGAGTAACAATAGTCGAGCTAAGCAATTAGCCAAAAAGTACGGATTTTAAAAGAGAAATATTATGCCAGATAATATAGATAAGTTATTTGAAATAATGCAGGCGAAAGGTGCTGCTAGTGATAGAGGTAAGTTCCGAAAAGTATTCTTGACTCCTGGTAATAAGGGGTATAAGATAAGAAAGGATATTTATGATGGTCTCAGGGCAGACGGCATTATAGATAGTCCTACTTACGAGGATTTTAGACGAAAGCTAAGACTTGGTGGTACTCCAACAGTCAATAAGTATCGTCAGCAAATGTTTAACTCTGTTGACCCAAATAAGAGCAGAGCGTCAGAACTTACTCATAGAGCGGTAGGTCAGGCTGTAAGGGCAACCAACAATGTCCGTAAACCAGTAACCGCTAAGGTTTTGAATCGGAAAGGTAAGCCAACTGGAAATGAGTTTGCCATTACTCCTGCCAAGACTGTAGAAGACCTTGATAGGGAGTATGCTCAGGAGACAACAAAGAACTGGGAGAATGAACTGCATGACCAGATGGCTGATGCTGATAGAGATGCAGCCAAGATTAGCGATATGTTCAAGTCCTTCATCGGTTCTACTGATGAAGTAGGTAGTGTATGGGGTAACATGACTAGAGGTGGCGGTATCGCTGGTACTCCTCATAGTGTTACTACCAACAATGGCATCATGGAGAATACAGAAGCTCGACAAATTCTTGCTGCTGGTGACTACAATCGTAAGAGAAGAGAACTCTTGCAGTTAGAGCAGGATTCAAGAAATGGTGCAATCTTTGATGACCATTCCTTCTGGAGAGGAATGTATGATGCTGCCAAAGATACTGGATTCCTAACTGGCGGTGCATCTGACCTTATCAATGCTGGCTCCTTGCTTGCGACCAAGCAGAATTTGGATAATGGTGTTCATACAGAAGCTGGAGATATGCTGATGCAGCAAGCGGTAAAGAATAGTGATGCACAGAGTCAGTATGGTGACAATCAGGGATGGATGTATACTGGTGGTGTTATCACTACCAATATGGCTCCTATTATGGTGCAGATTGGTAGTGCAGGATTCTCCAAGGGTATGAGTAATGCTATTGGCAAGGTCGTGCAGGGTGCTGCTTCAAAAGTGGCATTGGGTACTATGGAGAAAGCTACTGGAATTGCTGGTGCTCATATCGCAAACTATATCGGTAAGGTAACTGGTCTTACTACAAAGGCTTTCGGCAAGGCTATCCAGTATGGAATCGTAGGTGCTGCCCAAGCCAATACGGTTGGTCTTGGAAATGTAGCTAACGATGTGATTAACCGCTATACTGGTCAGGTCTATCAGGATGAGCAGGGCAACTACAAGTTCGGCACTTTTGATAGTGATGGTAAACTTGTGCATGAAGGCGGTGAAGACTTCCTTACTGCCCTTGTAAAGGGTGAGGCGGCTCAGACCATTGAGTTTGCTACAGAGTTGGCTGGCGGTGGCATTGATGCTGCTGGTACTGCCCTGAAGAACTTCGTTACCAAAGGTGGCAAGAAAATTATCAACAAGTACAACATGGAGAATGTTTCCAAGGTGATTGACTTCTTGCTTAATAATAAGGTGTCAAAGAATGCAAGATACTTAAAGGCTTGTGCTGACAGAACTCTTGGTAAGGTTGAAGTGAATAGTATTGTCGGTGAGTCTCTGGAGGAAGAGTTGGGTATCATCGCCAACACGGTCTTTACTGGTGATAACAAAATCTCAGACTTGTGGGATGAAAAGCAGCAGTCACAGATATGGGGCGGCATGCTCTTGTCTATCGGATTGATGAAGGGTGCTGTTGCTCCTTTCCATGCCTATAATGCCAAGCAGTATTATTCCTATAAGCATAAGCTAGACAAGGCTGATGTAAACTTGTCTCAGTTGCTCGGTAAGGAGAAGTGGGAAGAACTCCGTAATCAGATTGATGCTACGACAAACGAGGATATGCCTGAAATGGTAAACAAAATCAATCGTGATGTTGCTCTTGGTAAGAACAGACAGCCAGTGCGTGAGTATATTCAGAACTTGCTCATCATGCGTGGTTATGACATTGGTAATATGCTTGCAGCAAAGAAGGCAGTTGAAGATAAGGGTGAAGGTGTCTCTGTGAAGAATATGGAGAAGAATCAGGCATACCAGCAGGGGCGTGATGCTTATGGTTACGATACTCATGAGATTCAGTTAGACCAAGAAGACAAACAAAAGTCTCTTGCTCAACTTCTTGGTATCTCAGAGCAGCAGTTGGCATCCATGAGTAATGAGGAACTTGAAGCACTCTCTGGTCGTGATGATAATATTGATAGGGCTATTTATGACTACCAGTTATCTACTGCTCGCTATGAAGGTGTGATTGATAACGCAAGAGACCAGATAGACTTGGAGGTTCAGAGGGCAGCACAGGCGGTTGATATGTACACAGACAAGTCTCGTAATACAATCCGAAATGCTACCATCAAGGCTACTGGCGGCTTGGAAGATTATGGTGTATATATCATCAATGGTAATATTGCTACCCATGAAGATGGTTCTATTGACATTAGTAATAGCGATGATATGATTCTGTATTATGACCCAACTACTAATACGGTTGAGCATGCTGATGCCATGATGTTTGCTGAACTGGGTAGTGAGGAGAATGCTGATGAAGTGAGAAGTCAGGCTATGGTTGATGCCAAGGAGAAGGCTATCAAAGAAACTACTGGTATCATTGATGGTGTTGTTGAGGTAGGTACTCAGTTCAAGACCGTTGATGCAGATGGAACAGAGCATACTTATGAAGTGCTGGCTGATAATGGTGATGGTACTGCCATGATTACTATTGATGGTAATATTCCAACTGAACTTGTCAAGGGTGAGAATGTAAATATTCCAGTCTCGTTTGAAGAGTTGCAGAAGATGAAGGATGAGTCTGACCAGCAGAAATTGCAAGCAGCAAAGGCTCAGCGAGAACAGATGGAGAAGGAGCGTGCTGAGCAGCAAAATCAGGAGACAGAAGAGACTCAACCTTCATTTGACTTCAAAAAGATACTCAATGATAATGGTAACGTGGTGCCTGCTGATGTACTCGACGAGGATGGCAATACAAGATACCCAAACTCAAAGTTATTTCTCATCCGTGATTCTGGTGCTAAAGCTAAGGTGGTAGAGTTGAAGAGTGATGGCACTCTTAAATCTCATGCCGTTGATAAGAAAGACGTGAGAACTGCTACTACTATGACACTCGATGAATACAAACAAGCTATGCCTGAATCCTCAATGATAGAGGATAATAGTGGCACAATAGATGCTAATAGAGGTAGTATAGAGGTTGAAGATAACACTCAGCCTTTATCGGAAACTGATGCTGATAATGTAATCGCTCAGATGGAATCAAGTGCAGAGACCGTTCCTGATTTGGAACTTACACCAGATAACTGGGCAGCAGAGTTTGGTGAAGATGGCATCTTATCTACTCCTATAGGTGATGTGAAGATGGGAGAAAATCAGGTGGCTAAGTTGTTTGAGAAAGGTCGTTCAAAGGAGTTTGGTATGATTAAGCCAACGCTTACGAATCCTGATGTGATAATCGAGGTTCCTTCTCATTCTACTGATGGCAATGAGGAGCGTTCATCATCTTATCTGTTTATCAAGACTTTCTTGGGTAAGAATGGCAAAAAGGTGTACTATTTCAAGTCTGTAACCATCAGGAAGGATGGTCTTGAAATCAGCATTAGCAGCCACTATGACAGAGCAAAGAGAGTAAAGGAGGCATTAATGAAAGGGAAGTTGCTATATCGTAAGAACGATGGCGCACAGACCGAGCAGAACCAGCCTTCTGCTTCTGTGACAACTTCCCAAGAGGATGCTGCTGGCTCTTCTGAAAGCAAAGATACAAACATTTCTTCAAACGGCAATGAAAATAATGAAAGTTTAACATTTGAGGATGGAACTCCTATCCCAGTTGATGTGAATGGAGAGGTTGACCTTAGTCAGACTGATGCTTCTCATGCTGCTGAGTGGTATGATAATAACCTCGGTGAGGATGCAGATGATTGGCTGGATGGAGAAATCAAGAAGGCTAAGAAAGTATTGGAGCAAGCAAAGAATAAGAAGTTGACTGGTAGTAAACCTTCTGAGTTGGTTGCAAGCAAGAAGGAGAAGGAAGCTGCCATTGCTGATGCCCAAGCACATTATGACTCTGTAATCTCTATTCGTGATTCGTTGAAGGAAAGAAGAATTGCCAAGGAAGAGAATACTTCTGAGGGTAGAAAGGAACTCATTGAGAAGGCAAGAAGAAAGTTCGCTCGCTTGAAGAGTGCTGTGAAGGATGATGCTGAGGCTGTATCACAACTATACAGAGATACCATAGGCTCTCTCCTTCATCGTCTGTATGATGGTACTGGCATTGACGTGACTGATACGATTCCGCTTACTGCTGAGGAGTATGTGGCTAGCAACCTCGGTGCTCACTCTCTCAACTATGAGGGAACAGAGACAAGCAAGGGTGTTAAGCAAGAGACTGGATTGAGCAGAGAAGACTTTGTTAAAACTCAGTTGCTCGCTGCTGATGGTAAGGGAACTACTATTGATGCGCTCGTTCATAGCTTGTGGGAGAATCGTCCACCCAACCTTGAATCACTCGACACTCAGGATATTCGTAACGCACTTATCGGTGTACTCAATAGCGGTTTCAAGGCATCGGAAGCTAGAAATTTTGTTGAAAATATTCGCATTGCTCAGGCAGAGAGCATACTTGAAGAGCAGAAACGTGCTCAGGAGAATGCAGCCTATGCTGAGCAGCACAAGGCTGAGCCAGAGGCCGAGTTGGAGGCGAAGTCGGATGAAAAGGCTGAGTTGAAGGCGAAGTCAGAGGCGAAGTTGGATAATGAATCGGATAATAAATCTAATGATTTGTCTAATGAAACGGATAATGAGAAGATAAATGACAATATAAATGATAATATAAATGCTCCTGAGGTTCCTGAGGATGCAACGGACGAGAATCCGCTTGGCTTGCAACTTAGCGAGGATAAGGTTCCGTTTGAAATCGAAGGAGGAAAGAGCGGTGAGACGTATGATATAAACGACAATGAAGACAGACAGAGACTTATCAATGACAACAAGGTGGACGATAAGGACATCTTGGATATTGATATGCCTAAACACGTACACAAGGCTATTAAGGAATTGTGTAAGAAGATGGGATTGAAGGTTCAGTTCCTCTATATGGGTGCAAGGTCAAATGGTTGGATTGAGAATGGAACCATGTATCTTGCTCTGGACACAGAGAAGGCTACCCAGTTTGTCTTTGGTCACGAAATGACTCATGCCATCAAGCAGAAGAATCATGAGGCATACAAGGAACTCGTTAAGGTTGCCATGGCTGTAACGACAAAGAAGAAGTTTGAGGAAGACTTGGCAAAGGTTTTCCAAAACTATCATGGTATCTCTGGATATAACAATGTTGATGATTACGTTGAGGAGGTTGTTGCTGATAACGTAGGAAAGTTTATTAATGACTTTGACTTGGCACAAAAGTTCTCTCTTCGTCTAAATCATCCTGTATTGGCAACGATTCTTCATGCTATACAGAAGATAAAGAGTCTGTTATATGGAGACTTCTACAAGTCTGTAGATGCTTTGGAGCGTATCGTTGAAAAGGCATACGTTGATACTGCCAAGGGCGAGGTGACAAACTCTGAGACTGGAGAAGATGTTTCGTTCTCTCTCCGTCAAAAGCCTGAACCTAAGAAGAAGGGTATCGGCTACAAGGTGTTCGTATTGAAGGATGGTAAACTCTATCCACCAATGGTAGCGAACCCTGATGGTGCTGCTACTCCAGTTGGTGTGTGGCTTGATGCTGATGCTGCTCCTATTGCAGGAGAAAGCAAGACTGGCAGACCTCAGGTTAAGCAGGGCGGCAAGGGAACACAAGGCGGTAGCGGTAAGCTAGCCTATAGACCAGGCTGGCATCTTGGTGTAGTGCCTTACGCTATCCAGTTCAACCGCAAGGATGCTGAGGGAAACAAGACTCTCTTCCCTAAGAACTTCGTGTTCGCTGAGGTGGAGTATGCTGCTGATGTAGATTATCAGGAGGAAGCTCGCCAAGAGGGTATCAATCCATCGGGCAAGTATCAGCATTCATTGGCTGGCTTGAAACATCTGCCTACTGATGGCTATTATATGTATCGTACCAACCCGAACCCTGAGACTGACCCTTGGGTGATTACTGGTGCGATGAAGGTGAACCGTATCTTGACCAGAGCAGAGCAAGCAGAACTTGTAAAGAATGCTGGACGTGAACCTCAGCAGATTCAGGAGGGCGATATTGTTACTGATGATATTGTGAACAGCATCAATCAGGAGATAGCTGATGCTCCTAAATTCTCGTTAAAGGTGTATCATGGTAGCGGTGCTGACTTCACAGAGTTTGATTTCGACCACATGGGCGAGGGTGCTGGCTCCCAAGTATTCGGTTGGGGCGGTTATGTTACCTCTTCAAAGAAGATAGGTAAGGACTATGCTAGTATCAAATATGACCCAGACAAAGATGTAGAATATGTAGGCAAAAACAAAAAAACTTTCACTGATTTGATTGCAACATTGTTTGATGGTGGAATTAGAGACTATAATTATGTCAAAAACATCTTGCTTGAAATTTCAGACAATGATAAATCAAACATATCAAAGAAAGAAGAATATGATTGGTTTGTATCAACTAAACCAGAAGATTGGTTCAACCCAAACCCAACCACAAATCGCAATCTCTATGAGGTGAATATTCCTGAGGATAATGGCAGTAACTATCTGGAATGGGAGAAGACTTTGACTGAGAAACAAATAAATGCTATTCGTGACGCTTTGGCTAAGAATGGTGTTGATATTTCATCTTTTGAGAAGAGAGGATTCAAACTGGATTTACCTTTTAAATATGTATATACTACGGTTCTTCCAATGATGATGCATAGCAAGCCAAAGGATGTAAGTAAGTTTCTTTCCTCTCTAGGCTTCACTGGAATCAAATATCCTGCTGGAACCATCATGGGTGGTGCAGAGGAAGGTGATACCAACTATGTTATCTTCAAGCCTGAGGATATGAGAATCACAGAGCACACCAAGTTCTCGTTGAAGTCAAAACCAGTCCGCTTTGAAGCTGGCAAGAAACTCAGCGATGAGGAGAAGAAGGAAGTTCTTTCTACATTGAAGGATGCCTATAAGGTGAATGGTGTTTCTTATCACATCGAAGAGACTGCTGGCGGCAAGGAGAAGAGAGTGTATGAGCCTACTGCTGATAGCTATGTTGTGAGCGATATTACAAATCGTCCACTAAGATACTATATCACTTTGCCTGATGGTCGTTTGGCTCATCCTACTGAGGTATATCCTAATATCTCGGACAATGAAGTGAAGTCTTCTGCTACTAAGCAGGGGTTGCTTGATGAAGAGGTTGACCAGATTGTTAGTGCTGCCATTGGCAACATGAAGGATATTGCCGACAATGCCAAGGCGATAGAGGTGCTGACCGAATTGCAGAATCTCCCACATGAGACACATGATGTTGGTTATGGTATGAACAATGCCCAGTCATACAACTACAAGACTGGCATCTTTACTTCTGATGCTGCCCAAGCTATAGATTATGTGGTAAGACGAATGAGAAGAAAGGAAGATGTTCCTACCGAGATTCCTGCTGCTTTGAAGAAGGCGGTGGCTGATAGCTATGGTATGGTTGATAACCTCATTGATGGCATGAGTTCTACTAATTTCTCGTTGAAGGATAATCAGGGGAATCCTCTGAATCAGGATGGTACTTTGAAGCTGGATAAGATTAAGTCCGTTGACGAATTGACGGATGAAGACTTCACTAGTGCCTTCCGTAATGTAGAGCTTCCTGCTATACCAAAGAATGTGGATGCTGCTATAGGAGCAAACGGAAAACCAGTTATCATCAAGAAGAATATTTTTGAGAAGAATTGGAATGCTCACAAGTTTACTCCTGCTGAAAGCAAAAAGGTATTGAATGATGCTTTATACAATACAGATTTAGTAGGGCATACACAGCCAACAAAGAAACCTAACCATTGGGTTGCAATCAAGTTAGATGATAAAAGTCCTATCACCGTGTTGGAAGTAAACGACAACAAGAATAATGTTGAAGTTGTTGGTTGGTATACACTTGATGAAAGAAATCTTGGGAGAATAAAAAGACAAGCTGAACGAAATGGCGGCGAACTCATTATGTTAACTCCTAAAGATGATAAGGTGGAAAGCCTTTCCACTCCTCCGCTCAGCTCTGCTGCAAAGATAGACAATTCTTCTGAAACTACCAAGGAAAATGGCGAAAAGTTTTCATTGAAGGACGAAAAAACTCTTGCAGGAGTGCATAACATATCAGAAGAGAAGCTGTTGAAGGCTATCAAGCAAGGTGGTCTTGCCAATCCGTCTGTGGCAGTTATTGACTCTAGTAAGCAGAAGCATGAGGGTTATGGTGACATTTCCCTGATATTGCCTTCTGATAAGGTGGCTAAGAGAACTGGAAAGAATGCAGGTACTTGGCAAGGTGATGCTTATACTCCTACTTATCCGCAAGTAGAGAAACAGATAAGCAATAAGGGTTCAGTACAGGTTAACAAAGATGTGCTTTCCGTACAAAAAGAAATGCAACATGAAGTAAGAAGTGGTATTGACCGATGGATATTAGACGGAAATGATTCCAATTCCGGCTTGAAGTATCTCTTCCTTCATGAGAAGGGTGTGGCTCCTGAACCGAAGAAGATTCAGCCTAAGTTTAGTGATGAAGCATATAACGAGTTGAAGTTTATTACTGCTGGAGACTTCAATATCTATGGTATCGGCAAGGCTGATGCTCAGAAGGTCTTGGATATGTACATTGAGGCAAAGTTTGATGGCGATAAGGATTTGTATGAGGAGAAGACCAAGGCTTGGCTGGAAAGGAACAAGTCTATCGTTGATGCTGGTGCTAAGGGTGGAATGAGATATGCCATTGCCAAGGAGAATGTTGAACTATATGATGAATATGGTTTCAACTATAAGGGTGTGCAGACCTTCGTCCGTGATGTAGAGTATGACCATCGTAAGAGTGGCGTTGATACGAATGCTACGCTTAATGAGGTTGAAGACTACATCAAGACCAATAACCTGACAGATGAGTTCAATACTTGGCTGGAAGGTAAGGAAAAGGAATATGGCATTAAGGAGGTAATCTTTGATGGCTTTACTCCTAGCGGCAACCGTAGATATGTGCCAAACACCTTAGAGAATGTTTCCAAGATAATGAAGAAACAAGGTCGAAATGGTGCAACTGGAACAGCGGTATCTTTCCAAAACTTTGCTGCTAGGTTGATGCCTTCTTATGGAACATTGAAGGATATTCGCTCCAAGAAAGGCTTGCTGACTTCTGACCGTGAGGAATTTGACAAATTCAGAGAAAAGTGGTCGAATGTATTCTATGAACTTGGCATGAAGTGCCAGCCTGATGCAACTGGAACTTTTGATGATTATGGTTTGGCAAGACTCTCTGAGGCGGCAATGACAAGTGACCCACAAGCCTATTTGAAGAAGGAGTACAATGTGGACTTCTCAGATGAGGACACGAAACGCTTGAAGGAAATGGTTAAGGCTATCAAGGAAGAGCATCCTGCCATGTACTTTGAAACCAAGTTTGAACGTCCAGTTAGATTTGATGAGTTCTCTGCTGCTGTTGTTCCTACTACTACCAAGAAAGAGGTGAAGGAGGCATTGAAGAATGCTGGTGTATCAATCTTTGAGTATGACGAAAAGAACGATGCAGACCGCAGTCGTGCCTTCAATGAAGCTATCAATAGTAGCGACAATATCCGTTTCTCTCTGAAATCTATGATGGAGAAACCTGAGGGATGGAAACAAGCCAACAAGAAGGCTATACATATTGCAGAAGTTATAGAGCGTGACCCTAAGTTTTCCTTGAAGAACCTTGATGGAACTCTCATTAAGGCTGGAACATACTTTAGCGGTGGAGGTCTTGTTGAGGAAGGCTTGAAGGGTATCATTGACCCAGTTTTGGCAGTTGAGTATGACGAGAAGATAAGTGGTGTTTATCGCAACAACTTCGGGCAGCATATCGTTACTGCTGATGTCCGTGATGTTGACCCAAGAGAGTTGGTTAAGCAGATTGATGGCGAGGTGGAGTACTTCCATGCCAGCCCAGTCTGCAAGAACTACTCTCAGGCGAAGAGTAACCATGCCGAGTTGGAACTTGACAAGGAGACTGCTGTTAGTACTGCCGAGTTCATCAATGCTATCAAGCCAAAGGTGGTGACCATTGAGAACGTGAAGGGATATAAGGATTCAGATGCCATGAAGACTATTACCGAAGCTCTGGATGCCAACGGCTACACTTGGGATGCAGATGTGTATAACGCTGCTGACTATGGCGGCTACACCAACCGAGAGAGATTGATTGTCCGTGCGGTTCGTGATGGCAAACTCCCTGAAAAGCCAAAGAAGATGGCACGCAAGAGTGGATGGTATGAAGCTGTGGCTGATATTATTCCGACCCTGACCGAGAAGAAGAATGGTGTGGCTCCTTGGATGGATATTCGCTTGAAGGCTGATGGCATTGACTGGAGAAACATAGACAAGCCATTATATGTGATGGGTAGTGCCTACGCTGACGGAAAGGTTCCTCATGCCTTCGCTGATGAACTCCTGCCAACACTCAGAACCAAGAGTGGTGACGTGATTGTGATGCCGGATGGTAAGGTATATCGTGCCATGGGCAGAGTGCTTGCAAGAGTATCAGGAGTGAGCGATGATTACAAGATGCCATTCTCTGAGAACCTGAGCCATACAATCATCGGCAACGGAATTCCTACACAGTTGACGGAACATGTTATTGCTCCTCTGCTTACTGGCTCTGACCCTAAGTTTAGCATCCGTACCTATCACGGCACTGGTGCTAGCTTTGACAAGTTCGATTTGTCTCATGCCTTGGAAGGCGAAGGAAGTGAGAGTTTCGGGCATGGTGTGTATGTTACCAACTCTAGCAAGATTGGACGTGAGTATGCCCAGAGAGCAAAGAATAGAAAGATGGAAGACCTCTATAAGAATATGCGCTACCCTGATGGGGTGAAGGGCGATATTTTCAAGAGAAGAGTCTTTGGGGAAATGGTGAATGACGTGGCAACTGGCGGTAGTGTGGCAAGTGCCAAGGATTTTGCCAAGAAACGTGTCGGTGCTGATGCCAACGATATTCAGCGTACCCTTGAAAACTTGAAGGATAGAGAGAAGGGAACTGAGTATGAACAGAACTTGAAAGATAGACTTGCTGAGTATAAAGATGCCTTGAAGTGGATTGATTCCATTGATGAAGATTATCTGACTCAGGGAAATGCCAACCGTTATGATGTGGATATTCCTGATGATAACGGAAACTATCTTGGATGGAATGATTCTCAAAACTTCCCATTGGAAAAATGGTACAGACTATGGGAAATTACTCATCATGGATTTAATGAAAACGAGTATTTCAAAGATGGTGGAGCGAGATATGATATAGATAGGATTGAGCGTATCACCCAAATGAAACTTGAATCGCCAGAAAATGGTATGCAGAAACTTCCTACATTAAAAGGTGAAGAACTTTATCATGCTTTGGAAGACTTCTTCAACCGTGAAAGACCTTCGTATGGTGCAGAATTAGCATCAAGGGCTTTGAGTGAAATAGGTTTTGTCGGCATCAAATATCCTGCTGGTCTTATTCATGGCGGTGCTAAGGAAGGCGATTACAACTATGTGATATTCGATGAGAACAATGCCAATATCGTGGGGAATACCCGATTCTCCTTGCGCTATGACCAGTTTGAGCATGACCTGAACCAGTGGAAGAAAGATAATAATCTGCCAAAGGATGCTCAGAGGCCAACCATTCCACAACGCAACGCTGGCGAGAGTGCAGTTGATTTTCTGAGGAGAGTGGACGAGTACCGCAAGCAGATGGCTTTGTGGAAGACTGCTCCAACCTACGAGCAGCATCTTCTAAGTGATGATACTGCTCTTGGAGAGTTCAACCGAGAGTTGCAGCGTGGTTCTGTGCTCAAAAGAATCGCCTTCCAAGATAGTATGCTGGCTATCCGCAAGGCTCAGGAAGCTATCATGAAGGAAGTGGGTGTTGACCGCCTGAACATGGCTGAGGATGCCTATACTGCCGAGAACCGCAGTCATGGCAAGGGAAAGAACGAGTTTGAGGAGTACAATAATGAGTTCTTGCAGCCATTGAGAAAGGCTTATCACCAGATGAAGAAGATTCTGGGTGATAGCTATGATAATGTCCGTATCTACATGATGGCTAAGCATGGCTTGGAGCGTGATGCTCAGATGGCATTCAAGAAGTCACTGGATGCTGACTTTGAGGACGTGGCTCAGAGAAGTGCGGCATACAGGGCTTACAAGGGCGATATGAACCGTATTACCAATGATAGCGATTTGGAGTTTGGAAGAGTGGATTTCACTACTTGGAGACAGAGAGATAACGCTCTTAGAACGAAATATTCTCCTTCCTATATGGACTATCGTTATGATGAGAATGGTATCGCCTACGATTACTCAGGCTTGTCGGCTCTCTTCGGTGGCTCAGACTTTGAGGAAGCTGCCCACAAACTGGTAATGGATATTGAGAGTAATCATGTAGCTGAGGTGCAAGACCTCTGGAATGCTACGAATGCGGCTACAAAGAAGATTCTCCGTGATGGCTATAAGGCTGGCATGATGAGCAAAGATACTTATCAGTATGTGCGTGATATGTATAGCCATTATATTCCTCTCCGTGGTTGGGATGGTACTACTGCCGACCAAGTATGGGACTATATCGGTGGCGGCAAGGGTGCTTTCAATCAGACCTTGAAGAAGGCACATGGACGAACCTCTATCGCTGATGACCCTATCGCCTACATCGAGAATATGGCAGAGAGTGGAATCCTGCTGAACAATAAGAACTGGGTGAAGCAACACCTGATGCTCTTGGCTCAGAATCATCCTACCTCCCTGCTCACCCTGAGCAAGGCTTGGTACGTGAAGAGTACGGATGCCAACGGAAATGAAGAGTGGATTCCTGCTACACCTCAGATTACTTATCAGATGGATAGCAATCAGGTGAAGGCTGCTATTGATGCTTTTGAGAAGAAGATGGAGCAGATGGCGCAGACTGGAGATGCTACTCAGAAGAGAGACGGATTGAACATAGCCTATCCTCAGACTCATAGCGAGGAGAGAGAACATGAGGTAAGAGTGATGAAGGATGGCGAGGAGTACGTTATCTATGTGAATGGTGACCCTCAGTTGGCTCAGGCAATGAACAATACCAGAGCACACCGAGTGAGTGAAGGAATCAAAAATAGTATCAGTAAGAGGGTAATTGCTGTTGTCGGAAGAAAAATGGCTGCTGCCTATACTAGTCTTTCACCTCTCTTCATCCCTTCTAACTACTTCCGAGACCTGACAATGACTCTGGCTTCTACTGCTATCCGTGAGGATGCTAAGTATAATTATCTGCTCGGAAAGAATCTCACAACCTCTTGGAATCTCGGATTCATGCTGAAAGATTATCAGAACGGAAAGTTAAGGGAGAAGGTAAGCAACGGAAACGCTACTCCTAAGGAACAGATGTTCTATGACTTCATGATGAATGGTGGCGAGACTGGCTTTGTCTCTTCTCTTGACGTGGAAGACTTGAAGAAGAAATTCAAGAATGACTTGAAGGATTTGGATAGATGGAAGGCGAACCCAGTAAAGGTAGGACACACCATCATGGATAGTATCGAGTTCCTAAACAGAATGATTGAGGATAGTAACCGATTTGCGGTTTATATGACCTCTATTCAGTATGGACGTTCCATTGATGAGGCTGTGAATGATGCCAAGAACGTAACCTTGAACTTCAACCGCAAGGGTACTGGAGAACATAGCTGGCAGACTATTAGAAATCTCTATCTCTTCATCAACCCAGCAGTACAGAGTTTGCAGACCTTGGGTGCGCTTGCCAAGCATCATCCTTTCAAATTCACGGCTGTAACTGCATCGTGGATAGCGAGCGGTGTGCTGGTTCCTATCGTTAATGCAGCCTTTATGCAGATGGCTGCTGCCTTTTTGGGTGGTGATGGTGATGATGATAAGGATTGGTACAAAGATATATCTAAGAAGTACTGGCAGTTCTCTAAGTGGGATAGACGAAACAACTTTATTATGTGGGTTCCTACTACCCATGAGTTCGTGAAGATTCCTCTTGCTCAGGAGTTCCGTGCTTTCTATGGCTTGGGCGATATGATTGCATCCAAGATGATGGGTGGCGAATTGGCTGAGGAGAGTTGGGAAGACTATGGTTGGGATTTGGTTGGTCAGGTTGTGGATATGCTTCCACTCGACCCAACAGGATATGATGGAGAGTTAGGTGTCAGTCTGATGCCGAACCCAATCCGTCCAGTCTTTGAGTTGGCTTTCAATGTTGACTTTACTGGCAAGCCATTATTCAAGGACACAGAGTACAACAAGTATGACCCTAACTTTACCAAGGCATACGTTGGCACTCCTGATTGGTTGGTTCGTGCATCAAGGATGATGAACTCAATCGGAAACGACTATCCTGATGTGCAGCAGAACAAATGGGATGCTTTGGGTAACCCAAGATACAATCTGAATAACCCTGCTGTGGTTGACCATGTTTTGTCTTCTTACCTCGGTGGTGCTTACACCATGGGCAGTCAGGTGCTCGGTTTGCTTACCAAGTCGCTCAATGACCGGAAGGAAATCAAGGTGGCTGATATTCCATTGGTAAGCAAGTTTGTCAGCAACCCTGATGATAGACCAGTCAGCAAAAAGCAAGGAGATGAGTTCTGGGATAAGAAGGAATACTACGACCGTGCTTCCAACACAATTAGCAAGTTGAAGAAACAAGCTAAGATTAATGGAGATTATTCCCTGCTTGAACGTTTCTATGGCTCTGAGGAGTATAAGCAGTACAAGCAGGATGATGTGAAGGTGAAGAAGTATGAGGAAGACAAGAAGAAGGAACGTGCTGAGGAGAGTGGGGAGGAGTATAGACCTCACAAGTTGAATGCCGAGGATATATACAAGGCTCATGCTACTCCGAAGGATGATTTCGAGGACTTGAAGCTGAAACAACTCTACACTAAGTTGAACGGATTCAAGACTTCATACGACCTCTTGGTTGATACTGCTCCTAGTCAGAGCGAAGGCTACTACAACACCAACAAGGCAGCCATTGATGCCATTGACGAGATTTCCCTTGATAAGCAGGAGATTTCCGAGTTAAAGAAAGGTTTCTTGGATGATGGCAAGGATGCCTACAACGCTGAGGACATGAAACAGATTCGTGAACTGAGAAAGAAGATTCTTGCCGTGCTGGAAAAGGCTAACAAGGTGGTTGTGGCTAACCAGAAGGCGAAGACTGAGAAGTAATACATATATGACTATCCCCTGAAAGTGCTAGGCTTTCGGGGGATAATTGCTTTCAATCTGAAACTTTTTACCTCTATTTCTTGTGTAAATCTATCAATCTGTAAGTATTTGTAAAGTTTAACTATTAAAAATATCCTAAATTGTTATGTTTCCATTATTTCTTTTTATATTTGCAGCATCTAAGAACATCTGAATCTCAGGTGATTACATCAGCAAAAGAATATCCAATTATTATAAACTTAAAAAATGAAGGCTTATGAAAAAAGATGAAGACGAAGACCTACGAGTCAAGAAGTTAATTGGAGAGATAACTAAGTTACTCCCTGAACGAAGCAAGATTAAGACTGACTTGTTTTATTTCAAGTATGCGCCTATATTGGTCATGCTTTTCAGATGGTATGGTATATCTCAGTTCTATGACAACAAAATGGAGATAACACTATGGTACGAAGAGAATGAGGAACCTATCTGGTTCTTCTACTTCATCACTTACATTCTTTACCCGATTTCTCTTTGGAAGGGTCAGGTGTTGCACCGATTGTGTGTAGAGTGGCGCATTCCGATTCTCTATATTGCAGGAGTCAATGTGATTCACGTCATGTATGATTCCATCGTTATCACGAATCAGATGTACTATTGTGATATGTTCCTGATTACGCTCATTTTAATTATATATGCTTATGTCGCAATTAGTAAATTACAGCATCATCGAAGCTGGACTTCGTGCTCTCGCTGATAAGGCTCACGAATCAGCAGTTGCCCAAGCGGAAGGCAAGCCTATCCCTTGCGGTCTATCAGAGAATGATATGGAACTGGTGGCACTCCTTACTGCCATGATGAATGATACACAAGCTAACAAGGGCTGGTGTGCTCACGAAATGGGCAAGTCTATCTCTTCCTTCGAGAAGTATGTTCACGATGGCAAGATACCCGAAGGCATCCACGACCAGTTCGGGCATGAAAAGAAGTGGAATAAGTCGCTTATCCGATACTTTGCTAACAAGAAGGCTTTCTTCCGCAAGCTATCACGAAAGTATGGCATCCACCTCTAGCAGTAGCTACACATTATATATAGGAGAGACCCAATCGCCCCTCCTGTATATTTACGACCTTTTCCGTAACCATAAATCTTTGTTCTTCACACACTTATACAATCTTTTACGAGTTTATCTATCTATATCCATATTATTCGTATCTTTGTGCTCGTAACGTTACAAAGTGAGAATCATAATTTAGTGTTTAACAAAAAAAGATTTCAGGATAATATGGAAAGTAAAACGTATGTATTCGGAAACGAAGGCTCAACATCGAACAATGGGATGCTCGGTCTTCTTGCACCTCTGCTCCAGAAGCAGGGTGTTGACCCAAATGTCCTTCTTGCCATGAAGGGAAACAATGGTTTCGGTGGCGAAGGTGGATGGTTCATGTGGGTAATCTTCCTTTTCTTCCTCATGGGCTGGGGAGGTAACGGCTGGGGAGGTTTCGGCAATAATGGTCGTGGTGGTCTCGCAAACGAGATTAACAATGACTACGGTCGTAGCCTCTTGATGGATGCCATCGGCGGTAATCGTAACGCACTCAGTAATCTCGCTACTCAGCTCAACTGTACTGAAGGTCAGATTCAGAATGCCATTTCTGCCTTGACTTCACAGGTTCAGAGTGTAGGTAATCAGGTTGGTATGAGCGGTATGCAGACTATCAATGCTTTGCAGCAGGGTAATATGCAGATTGCTCAGCAGATTGCTAACTGCTGCTGCGAGAACCGATTGGCTATCTGCCAGCAGACTGGAACCTTGCAGAATGCCATCAACAACGTGGCAGTAGGTCAGGAACGTGGCTTCTCCAATGTGGCTTACGAGACTCAGCGACAGACTTGCGACTTGCATAACGCTATCAAGGAGAGCACTCAGACCATCGTTGACGGTCAGAAGCAGGCTGAGATGCGTGAGATGCAAAACAAGATTGATTCGCTGCGTGAGGAGAACAGTACCTTCAAGTCTTCTGCCATGACTTCTCAGATTGTTGGTCAGGCTGTGGCTCCTATCAATCAGGTATTGGCAGGATTGCAGAACGAGGTGGCTAGCATCAAGTGTAAATTGCCTGAGACGGTGACTACTCCTTACAGCCCTTTCACTGCGGTTCCTAACTGCGTGGCTTATCAGGCTGGCTTGTATGGACTGAATGCTGCCAACGGTGCAGGATTCTGGGGTTAAAGAAAGGAGGCTGCTATGTTATGGTTAAGACCTTTTACTTGGGTGAATCGTAATGGTTCGGCAGCTATCGCTTCAACGGGCGTGGCGGTGAACACCAACAATGTTGTTTTCTCGTTCAAAAACCACGCCTTCCTGAATGCCAGCTATAGAGGAACGATTTTCGTGAACCTGATGCAGGACATTCCGACTGGAACGACTGGTACGCTGCCTATCCTTTTCGAGACCAACGGAGCGACACAGGCTGTGACTAAGTATAATGGCGCACCATTGACGGTTGCAGACGTGCAGGGAACTGGTGTTTATCAGTTTTGGTTTGAGAGAGATACTAACACCCTACAGATGATGTCGGGTATTGTTTAACAAGAATAGATAATAGGAGATTACATTATGTTTCAAGGACTACGAACAAATTCTTTATTCTATGTGCTCGATAAGGGTGAAAACCCGAACTTGCGAATCGGTCAGGTGGTTTCAGTAAGCAATCCTCAGACGAAATACCCTACCTTTAATAACGGCTTTACTCCTCAGCCTATGGAGACCGTAGTGGACGTGAAGGTGAAGCTGGGTGACGAGGAAGTGGATTTCAAGCAACTGCCAGCAAACGGACAGATAGCCAACGACAAGAACCTTGTGGTTAGCGACAATAAGGATGCCATGAGTGCAGAGGTGGATGCCATGCTGAGACAATCAAAGGCGATACTGGAGAGCGTAGATTACAACAAGAGGGTAGTAGAATCTTGTGAGGGAATGCTACAGCAACTCAACCCCCAGATAGCCAAGGAGAAGGAACAGACCGAGAAAATCAATAAACTGGAAGGTAAGGTTTCAGGTATTGAGGGTAAGATTGACAAGATGATGGGATGGCTCCAGCAGACCATGAGCAAGTAATCTCCTATCTATCTATTCATTTTAATATCTTATGATTATGGTAATGATTGAGATTACAGAAGATAAGTTCGATGATTTGTATGACAACATCGAGTCTATGCTTGGTTTTGGCAGTAAGGCTATGTCTTGTCTGAAAAAGATGAAGCAGGAGCGTATGGGTGAGCGTATGCCTGATTATCGTGACGATTGGAGAAGAGAACGTGAGGAACGTGAAGAGCGTGAGAACAGACGTAGATTCAACAACGTGAACGATGATTGGAACTACCCGAACCGCTATGGTGAAAGAGGTGGTGGCGGCTACAATGGTGGCGGTCGCTAGTGTTTAACTTGGGAGTTTTGGTAGCGACATAAATGTCGGGACCAGACTCCCTTTAATATTCAGCAATATGGGAAAATGTAGAATGCCATTGGATATGTATGACCTCAAACCTGAGGGGATGGTTTCTTATCTCAGATACAATGGCTATCATTTCAGCAAGAAGATGTGCGAGTGGGCGGTTAAGCAGATGTATAAGTACGACTCTTCTACCAAGCGTGATGTAGGTATCTCGTTTTGGGATAAGGAGAAGGTGGATGCCTTGCTGCTTGGTCAGGGAATTGAGGTGAAGAATAAGATAGGCTACGACCATGTATATGTGGCGAATATGGCTAGGGCAGACTTCTACAAGTCTTCCATCAAGGATGAGGAGCAGCTAGCCCAGTTCATCAAGGATATGGTGGATGATGCCGACCAGAAGGACGGTTTCATCTTCAACCGATTCTATGCCGACTGCTGCCATAATGGTGTGCCTATTCCTTGGGAAGATGTGTTATGATAAGAAGAGTGATACAACTTCCGAAATACGAATGGAGCATAGTATGTTTCATAGGTTATCAGCCATCTGATGCCGATGAGATATGCCATGCTCTTTCGGATATTGGTTGCAACGGAAATCCGTTATCTGAAGCCTACGAACATCTAACCAAGGAGAGTGTAGATAGGGGTCTTACCTATTCCAACCTAGCCGAAAGAAGGAGTGTTCTTGCCATAGGGGAGTGTGAATCTGATGGCAGCATCATCAATACAATAGGTCATGAGCTTCTTCATGTAGTAGCGCATATCTGTGAGCAGGATGGTATTGATATGCTGAGCGAAGAACCATGTTATATGATGGGGAGTCTGTGCGAGAAGTTCTTCAAGGTGTATTGTTAATATGTATGGGGAGGAGGCTTGCTATTTGCTGGGTGGATTGGTGCAGGCTTGCTGCATAAGAAAAGGGTGAATCGGAAGACTCACCCTTTTCTTTATTTACAAAGTCAGCGACTTATAGTTCAAGCATTTATTGTTACACCATTCATAGTTATTGTTGTTGGAGTCCATGATAATGGTCCTTTAGTACTAGAACCATTAAATGTTACTTTTCCCCAATCTCTACTAGAACCAGTAAGTTGTGCAGAGTTACGACCAGCAGAACGTTGTGCTTGTACAAATGATTCTATTGTTCCACTAATACCAGTATTTCCAATTCCTATATTTGTCAAGTTCACAAGATTACCTAAATTTATAATATCACCAGTAATTTTTGTGTTAACTGCTGATAATGATTTTAAGTTAGTTAATTTATTAAACCCATTAATACTTCCAGTAACTTTGGAGCTATCAAAATATAGGGTCTGTAATTTATTTAACGCATTAACCTTTGATATATCTCCAGTAACTTGTGTACCTATTAATACAATACTTATCATACTTGTTAATTTAGCAAACTTTGATATATCTCCAGTAACTTGTGTACCTCCTAGATTCAATGTTTTTAGATTCTTAGGAAATTCATCTATTAAATCTAAATTTAATATAGCATCAGTAATATTGTTACCATAACTATCAACTTGTCCTATATGTTCAATAGATGAAAAATTATCAAATAACTTTTGAATATCAATAACCAAATGTTTTACACTTGATGAATATGTAATGTTAGTAATTTCATATTTATCAACAGCAATACAGTATTCTCCATTTGATTCTGGAAAAAGATAAACATCTTTATAGCTATTGGATAACTGAATAGAGTCAACTTTTACTCCATTTTGAGAATCTGATAATTTAATTTTATCAGATGCAGTAATAACAGAACCATTTTTTAAAATTAAATGCTCTGGAGTATCATTGCTATATCCATCTAAAACTATTATTGGTATTTTTACATAACCAATAGGAACAATAGCCTTTGATTCAATCGCACCTGGTGCAATTATTTGTAACATGTTATTCATTTTATTAATTTTTTAAATATTAAACATTTGATTAAACTTATCTCTAATAGTATCACTATCTATAGAACGAATTGTAAATTTGCTTACATAAATATGTCGTCTAGAATTTGTGAAACTTATATATAACTCTTCTTTATAATTCTGCATATAAGGATAGAAATAATCTGGTACTTGCGCAACTTGCACATCTTTACTTCTAATTAGATTATCCTCATCTATGAGCATAATTGCTAAATGATTTCTATCCATTGGAGAATGAATGAGGTAGAGTTTATTATTATACTCTATGAAATCATATTTTGATTGCCCATCATTTATATAAATAGGACTATGCCATTTATTAGTTGACAAGTCAAACCAAGTAAGGAAAGCATAAGGTGAATCATATTGCTGTCTGCAAAAATAAAATGCCTTGTCATTTTTAATATACACCGCATTTTCCCATTGCGATTTATTCTCAAACGATGGTATTGAGACAAATTCCCATGTTATTAAATCAGTAGATTTAATAATGCAATTAAACTGACCAATATACATTCCTGTATAATAATATACAACTCCACTTTCAATTCTAGATGATAGCTTTTGCATGATACCAATATCTCCTATTAAAGGCTTGTGTTCAATATTGTATTTAGCAAAAACATCATTTAAATCGTTGCTTGAAAAATCGACTATAGTATCATTTATTTTAAATTTATTAATTGATATATCACTAAAAGATTGTGTACTAATATCGTATGTCTTATATACTCTATAGTAAATATCATCCAATGTACAAGTCCATGCTAGAAACAAAGTATTGTCATCCTTGTGAAGTAGCACAATATCATAAAGATAATCAATATGTTTTCCGTTTATCAATATTTCTTGTACTGCATTTCTTTCTGCTACGGTTTTTGTATAGCATAAGTCATAATACTTATAAGTAGAAGAATCACTTATAGTATTCAAAGGACATATAACAAATCTAGCAGTATGTTCAGATGGAGTTTCACTATAGTTTATCGTATTCACATAATAAGTTGCATATAGCACATCATTTATGATACAAAAAGTTGAAACATGAACCATCTTGTCGCCTTCCTTTTTAAGGTCTGCCACATGATTCATCAATTCTTTTCTAAACTTCAAACCATTAATATATGCCTCTATATCTTCATCTGTCGTTTTTACTCCATAAGTAGACTTTTGTGATTCTTCAATATTAGCTATCTTTATATCTGAATTGCTTATATTTACAATAGCATAAGGATTACTTATTCTATCTAAATTAGCATTAATAACTAAAAATGAAGCTGTAAGCGGTGCAACTAGCACTGTATTATCTAATATTTCAGTATCTTCTGATTTTTCCAAAAGTCTATATTCAGAATCAAAAAAACCATAAGCACGAGGGTTAGCTCCTCCTATAGTTGAAACCTTTATTTTTTCATAAGGATTCACATTGAGAATTATATGCTTATAGGTTGGTAGACTTCCTACAGCTGATTTAAAATCACATACTTCTCCAATAGCAATGTTACCAAAATTAAACTGATACCTTAAAAAATCAGAAACACTTTTTTTAGTTGTATTTTCAATATCCAAAATGTTTTTTATATCGCGAATAGATGCTTCATTTACTTGGACTTTTGAACTTATATTAGCAACATCTTCTATTTCATCTTTTTTTGCATAATCTTTCAGTGCTTCATTCAATATTAATTTGAAAGAAACATTTAAAGAATCATCGCCAAAGTGAATTTTTCCGTTTCTCCTTATTCCTATCAAAAGCTTGTTATTTACATCAGAGAGTACAAATAGATATTCTTTGTTGTAGGCAACCTTTAATATCGCATCATTTATATTTAAACCATTTACGCCAAGAAAACCAGTTTTCTTTGAAATAGCAAAAAGCAATTTACTAGCAATATCCATAAAAGCTATTAAATATTCCTTATTAGCAACAATTTTAAAGAGATTACCAGTTTTTTCATAACCATCTTCATTTTCGATACCTAAAATTTCATAAGCCTTATCTATCTGTGAAGATAGATTTTGTTTTTGCAAATCTGTATAATTTATTGCTTTATTAAACGTTTGCAATATAAATGATTTAATTTCAGTAGGAATGCCTATTCCAAAAACAAAATCACCAGATTTTCTCTTGATACCAAAAGCGAATTTTTCATTTTTGTCAGAAAATGCTAATAAATATTCGTCATTGTTTGTTACATGTAAGATATTGAATAAGTCACCGAATTTAGCACTTACAGCCTTCTGACTCATCACTTTATTCTCAGCTTCACCCGACTCTTGGGCGATATTCTCTGAATTAAACTTCTTTGCCAGTTCCGTATTTACTCTTGTCTGCTCTGTCTGCATCTGAGAAGTAACATCTGCGGAATTTGCTTTCTTGGCAATCTCAGCATCCTGCGAAGTGTTCTTGGTAGCAAGTTCATCAATAGCTCCTTGGGCAGTGACTGCGGTCATGCCACTAGTGCTATTGATATAAGAGACGGCATTGGCAGTAGAAGCTCCACCAGTTGCAGTAATGTCCTTGACGGCTTTCTCCAACTGATGAGTCTTGTCACCTATCTGCTGCAAGTTCTCTTGGTCTCCATCAAGAAACACTTGCTTTGCAGAGGCAATCTTACCCTTCTTGGTCTTGGCTAGAAGCTCGTCTGTTAAATTTATACTCATATTATATAATCTTTATACGTTTATGATATTACTAAATTCCATGTAGCTGCGGTGAGAGGATTGGCTGTGCGGTATGCCTTGAAACTGCCTAGATTATTTGTGATAGTCTGAGGAGAAGCAAGGGTTACATCGAATCCTGCACTGGTTACACGGCTGATTGAGAGATAACTAGGTACTACTAGCCAGATGTAATCATTATCCTTGGTAGTTACTTTTGGGTTGAATGATACTCCTGTAGCTGATACCTTGTTGAGTGTATTGAGGATTTCAGCGGTCATGGTGGCTGCTGGGTTTCCTCCAAAGTAGCAGAGGTATCGGGTCTGTGATGTGCTCTTGCCAGTTCTGCCCTTCTTGGTTACTGCATACTTGAAGATTTCTCTTGCTCCTTCGATTGGGGTGGATAGGGTTCCACCTGATGATGGAGTGGTTGAGATATTCTTTGCGGCATTGTCGTTAATCTGCTTACTGATGATGGAAGTATCAGGTACAAGGGGCTTGTTGTCGCTTGAAACAGAATAGCGAACCTCTGTCTGCATCGTACCTGCATTCGGGGTGATGGTGAAGCCTAAAATGATTGGATATACCGTATCATTCAGCTTGGCTAGATTCTCATCAACGTCCTGAATCATTCCTATAAGTTCATCAGGAAGACCAGTTGCAGATTCTATCGCCTTACGAAGCTCAGGGTCTAGTTTTTCCTTTTTCAACGTACCATCTGCAATCTTATCATTGGTGATAGATTTTCTTGCTACCTTTTCCGTTGTTACTGACTCGTTGGCAAAATGCTTGGATTCCAAGGATGCCTCACGAACTACTCTACCATCTACTGATTGGTCACCCAACTTCGGGTTGGTGATGGTTTTCTCCCCAACTTTCTCAGTGGTTACGGCTCCATTCTGAATCTTTTCTGTGATAACAGCACCATTCAGAATTTTGTCGTAAGAAACGGAATCCTGAGATAGTTTGGAATTATCTACAGAGTGTTCTGCCAATTTCTCATTGGTGATAGCATTGTCGGCAATTTGCGTAGTACCGAGTTGGTCAGACTTATTGACCTTCTCGTCAAGAGACTCTTTGACGGATTTACCCGAACTTTCATCCTTGATATATCTGGTATATGTCAAGGTCTCATCGGCAGTTCCGCTTACGAGCGTGTTGTTGTATGTTACTTCTTTTGCCATATTATTTTAATTTAGCGTTATATGTATATTCTCCTGCTTTCAACTCATCAGTCCAGTAATAGTAAATATCGCCTACCTTGGTGGAGTAGAGGGATGCGGTGAGTCCTGACTGATAGAACTCTACTGGAACACGACTAGCGAACCAGATGTATGGCTTTTCCTTTGTCGTTGTGATATTGATAGACTTATCTACAATATCTCCTTCAACCTTTTCAAGGTCTTCAATGTTGAACTGGCACATGTTCTTTGCAGCGGTGGCTCCACAATAGTAGATGTTATCGTCACCGTTAGCCATAATGCTGACGTAACCTGACACGGCTGGAATCTCAATCTTTCCGTCCTTGTAAACGTCTCTTGTGATGTCAACACCATCCATGACTACCTTAACCATTCCGATATTGAAACCTTCGGCTGGAGTAAGCGTTGTCTCGAACTTCTCACCCAACTTCAATGTAGCTGGAGTGTTGGAGAGTGTAATATCGTCAAGAGAATAAACGAAGGTGCAATCAGACTGATTCTTTGTGACCATGTAGTAGCGAAGGTCGAACATGCCAACCGTCTCGCCCTGAAAGACTCCACAAGGAACCTTCACCCTTTTGTTGGTCTCAATAATCTGCAAGATGTTTCGCTCAACACTCTTCATCGCATAACCCTCATAAGTCCATGAAACGGCTACATTGTAGTTGCCTACTCCTAGGGTGGCTGGGATATTGCATACAAGCACATTATGCTCGATACCACCGATGGACGTTGGCACGATGATGGAATCATCGAAACAGCATTGCAGTTCCACCTTGATGTCAGATGCCTGAGTCATATCGAAGTCAACCAGCCGATTAAACTCCTTAGACATATCCATCTTCCTTACCAAGATATGGAGATTGAAAGCGTTGCCTTGTACTATTTTATAAATCATATTTGATACACATTATTAAATATAGCGCAAAGATAGGCAGAATTTTCTCTACCTATCCTTTATCCGTTAACACTTGAATAGAAGAACTTTAAATTAAGCCTTTCCAGCGTAGGAATTTGCGCTTTCGGCTGAGTTTTCCCTTCTTACTCTTGCAGTTGGTATGATAGACACAATCACGGAAGAGGTCTCTAACCTTCATGTCTTTATCTACCAGCTTTGTCTTCTTGAACGCTTCAAAATAGGAGCGGTTCATAATCATCAAGTTGCCCTTCTGCGTAGGGAGAACATAGAAGATGTCACCGTGGTTCTTCTTTGCTGCGAGGTCTGCCTTAGCCGTAGCTTGGCGGTACATGATTTCGCACTTGATGCGCTTGAAAATGTTTTTTACTTTCATAATCGTAATTATTATTGTTTGAAACTATATGATGGTTGCTGCCGAAACAGAAACCTTTCTTCTCATTACTCTTGCCTGATTGAAAATCATCTTAGGCATTTCCATTTCATTGAAACAGATGTGGAGTCCTATGGCTCTAGTCATGAGCAAATCATCGTGCTTTCCGTCTGCTGCCTCGTATACGGTTCCGTTCTTCTCGTAGGTGAGATATTCATCCAAGCATCTATCGTCTCGCTCTACATAGAGTTGTTCACGGATAGTCTGAACCAATACTGAGATAACCATCGGCTTGGTTGCCACATTGGTATGGAATCCGTACTTAACTGGAACCTTATTCTTGATGTCTGATTCACTCTGCTTGCGTGCATAGAGATTATCGTATACGTCCTTGATTTGATTCAGGATGAACTCAGACTGGTCACCACCTTCCAAGATGTGCTCCTTGTCTTTCGTCTCCAAGGTGTTGGATTCAATCACCAACAGAGCATCGTTGTAGTATTTGGCTATCTGAGCCGCCTTCCATGCCAGCAAGTCCATATCAATGTGCCCATACCATTGGGCTACCACATACGGTTTGCCACCTTCCATCATCCAATAGCGGTCGAAGACACAGATAACAGACCAGTCGGCATTCTTGCTACGTCCACCAATATCCACTACAACCAGATAGCGGTTGATTACCTTACAATCATCAAAGGTCTCAGGTTTGCTCCATATCCACAACTGTCCCTGCTTGTCTTCACAGAATCGGATATTCTGCATACACTTCTTGCCCTTGTAGAAATCACCATAAACATCACCGATGAACTTAGGTGCTCGGCATCCCTTGCGGAACTTGCCAACCTTGTCTTCGGCAAAGACCTTGGCTCCTGAATGCTTGAATGCTTCAATATCATCGGTAGGGTAGCCAGCAGCCATATCGGCATGGTCGGTGAACTTCTTGCGCTCGGCAATATACCAGTTGATAGCTTCGAGTGGGGCACCCAGTGTCCATAACTTCCAAAGATAGGTACATGGCTCTTCTCGGTCGGACATCGTATTGGTATTGTTGCGGTTCTCATATAGCCATTTGGCAAACTCTACCTTCTGTTTCTTGCTTTCAAATTCAAGATGATACATATCGTATATCTCGTACCAAGGAACAAAGAATGGCTCAAACTGAGATTCTCCATTGACTGCTGCAAGCCACTCCTTATGGAAGAAGTTGCCAGTACCATTGGCGGTGGATTCGTAGGCAATCATCGTGTATGGTCGATACAAGATACCATTGGTAGCATTCTGCACCACCTCCTCAGGAGATTTACCATCAGTCTTCTTCCACAAACCAACTTCGGAAAGGTGAACCAAGTTGTAGTCTTCACCATTTGCTGATAGCGGTCGTTCCATGGAACCCACCTTAATCTTGCAGAAACGCTGAGGAACCTTCTTTACATTACCTGATGTTCCTACTCCCACAAACTTCGGTTCGTTCTCAGAGAACGATTCTCCCATTTCGTAGAGGAACTTGGTTGGGAAGTTTTTCAGAGCTTCCTCGAACATACCTCGAATGGTCTCTGCTGTGTCCTTCACCTGAGCCACGATGAGTGAGTTGAGACCCTTCTGCCACATGAGTTGCAGCCATAGGAAGTACATCTGGATAACCGTAGAACCTCCCCATTGTCGGGCTTTCAGCAGGATGAGACGGATAGGGCGATTCTTCTTTCTTCGCTCCTCCAGCCACCTGAGCAGTCTTCGCTGCGGTCTTCTGAGCACAAAGCGAAAGGGGAGACCTCCACCTTTCGGTTTGATATAGATGAATGTCGCAAAGAAGAAGAAGGGGTCGTGTTTCATTCTGATGCGAGTGAACTGCTCCACCAGTTGCTCCATTTCTTCCTCTAGGTTGTATGGCTCATCTATATCCTTGTGCAGTTCCTCGATTACCGCCTTGCAACTACCCAACTCAATAAGCATCTTGACGAGCGGAATCTTCTTCATGGAAACTGGAAGCTGCTGTCTCTGAATCGGGAAGTCGGGAAGGAAGAGCAGGAATCGCTTATCTCCACAACCTTCACCCTTGACAGGATTGAAAGGTGTATTGATTTCCTTGATGCGTTTCTCGTTCTCTTTCAGGATGCCCAATACGTGTTTGTCAAGAGCATCAGTCTGTTTTACTTGGGTGGCGGTTACTTGTCTTGGCATAGCGGTGCATTTAGATAACCCCACAACAAACCTAGTACATAGCAGTAGATGTGGACTCCAACTGCCATGCAGGGAATGAAGATTCCGATACTGATATAGATTAAGATAATTGTATTGTACCTTATCTTATTATTAACGTAAGGGGCAATAAACCCCATGTAGGCATAGATAAAACCACTGAGACCAATGATAGATACGGAGGATTGGTAAGGATAGCTGATAGCGATTAGATAGAATGCGACCATGTGACCGATGCCACAAGGTATGGCTCGATAACACTGATGGAAAACATATAAGTTGATGGCGGCATGGAAGACGTTCTGATGAAAGAACGGATAACTGATGCGCTGCCAAAGAGTGCAGCCATCTGACAAGCCCATGCCATCATAGCCCATAAGAGTGATACACATTATTATAATGTACACTGCATAAAGCGTAATCTTCTCTTTCGCTCCTCGTAGCATCTTTTCTTCTCCTCCTTTCTCACCCTATAAAGTATGACGTGCATGGTTTGCGGAGTAAGATAGAAGCTGGGTGCTGGCTCGTAGCATACACGTTTGATAATATCCATCTTGGATAAGTGTGGATATTGCTTTCTATAATTCTTGAATCTTCTGAAAATCTCCTGATACATTGCCCTTCGGGTAGGTATCATATAATCAATGGATTTTCCCAACAATAAGTCTAATATGACTATATAAGCACGGTCTTCCGAAACCCAAAATCTACTGCTCGGAGACTGGGATAGCTTTTCCTCAATCTCTGAGAGTGTTATATTGTCTCCTGTCGTAAGTATCTCACGATAAGCCCTCAATATATCAGCATCACGTTCTTCTTTAAAATCACATCGTGAATCCTTATATTTCATATCTGACCCTGCAAATATACAAAAAATAATTGAATTAGTCGTATTTGAATAACGATAATTAACGGATAAAGTAGAAATTAGCCGAAAAAGCATTAATTTTGGGCATTGATTTATAAATTAATACATATATATATGCCAGATAATACAAATATTGAACAGAATGCTGGTGCTGCCAAGCAGCAGGAAACGAAGACCAAGAGAGACTTGGCTTTGGAGCGTTTGAAGACCCGACACCCAGACACGGAGTATGCGGATGATGAAGCTATGTATGGCGCAATCAATGATGATTATGATGCCGACCAGAAGGCTTTGCAGGGTTATAAGGATAATGAGAAGGCGATGGGTGACTGGTTGGGCAGTGACCCTGAGGCAGCTACCTTCCTACAAGCAATGAAGGCAGGTAGGAGTCCTTACGCTGAGTTGATTCGTACACATGGCGAGGATGCCATTGACTACTACTCTGACCCTGACAATGCGGATGAGATTGCATCGGCTCAGTCGGAGTTCTTACAGAATGCTGCCAACGGCAAGAAATTGCAGGAGGAGTATGACAAGAACATGCCTTCCAGCTATGCGGTCTTCGACAAGTTGGAAGAGAAGTATGGCGAGGAAGCTGTGAACGATGCTATCGACCAGTGTTTTCAGACTATGCGTAATGTGGTGACTGGTAAGTTTACTGAGGAAATGATTACTGCTTTCATCAAGGCAAAGAACCATGATACCGATGTGGCTGATGCTGCCCATGAGGGTGAGGTTCGTGGCAAGAACAGCAAGCACGTCAAGAACCTTGAACTGAGAAAGAAGGGCGATGGTACTGCTGACCTTGATTCCGCTAATGCGGAGACCAAGCCTACGGATAATCAGCCTGACCTTGGTGCTGTTGGTAGAATATCACGTAGGGGTAATATCTGGCAGCGTGGCAACGAGAAGAGAACACACATTCGATAATGAGAAAAGGTAAAAAGATAATATATAATGTTTAATTAATTTAGGATAACAATGAAGAAAAGTACATTTAATCGGCTGCTTTCCGTCTTTCTGATGGTCATGGCAGTTATTTTTGGAGTGAATGGTCAGGTTATCATGGCTGAGGCGGCTCTGCCTGATGGCGGTACTACCGAGAGTGGTCACGCTGCGGAAGCTGGTGGTGCTACTGCTGCCAATGATGCTGGCAATGGCGGTGCGGCTCGTCAGGATGATGGTATTGCTACTGAGGGCAAGGGTCGAGAGCATTATAACGAGAATGGCACGGAGTTCTATGAGAACGACATCAACGACAAGATTACCAAGATTCGTCCGATGGCTACTCCAGTTGACCAGATTTCACGCTATGCGACAACCAAGTCTGCTAGTTCGTTTGTAGTTGAGTATTGGAGTATCGGTACACGTCCTATCAAGACAACCGTCAAGGAGGATACCATGAAGAGTACTGGTACATCTATGGTATTGAAGGTAGAAGACCCTGAAATGTTTACTCTGGATGATACCATCCGAGTGGTAGGTGTGAAGGCGATTACAAACTATAAGGGTGTTGCTTATTCAACCATTACAGATGCTCCTACTCCTGATTTGGAACTTTGCGTTTGCGGTAAAGATACAGAGGGTTATCCTATTGTGTATGCTGTAAATGGCGAGTTGGTCACCAAGCAGGCTATCGGCATTCCTGTTTTAAAGAAGGGGCAGGTACTTATCCGTATGGCGAAGAGTTGCGGTGAGTTGGACGTTCAGACGGGTCGTTTCAACAACCTTCCTGATTCTGAGATTCAGTACTGCCAGAACTTCATGATTCAGGTTGAGGAGAGTACCTTTAATAAGATTGCTGCTAAGCGAGTAGACTGGGATTTCTCTGACATCGAGGAGGATAGTATCTATGATATGCGTCTTGCGATGGAAGGTACTTATCTCTTCGGTGATATGGCTTGTATCAAGCATACTACAAAGAACAACTCTGCCCAGTGGTTTACCAAGGGTATTTGGTGGATGGCTGGTAAGGATATTGAGGTAGGTCATGTTGCTACTGCTGACGATATTAAGAAGGGCTATGGTAAGAATGAGCGAGTGATTACAGACTTGGAGTTGGTTGACATTTCCAAGGACTTGTTCGTGGGTACTGGTATTGGCAACAAGCGCAAGGTGATTATCGCTGGCTCTGCCTTTGTGAGTGCATTCAGTAAGATTGACTCTGACAAGTTCCGCTTGAAGGACACCGTAGAGGTTTGGGACTTGAAGTTCAAGAGCTGGGAGACTGACTTCGGTGAGGTGTTGATGATTCACTCTGAGTTGTTTGACATCTTCGGTATGAGCGACTGCGGCTTTGCTCTTGACCCTGAGTTCTTGGTTAAGCGAGTACACTTGTCTTGGACACGTAACGTGCTCGACTTGAAGAAGGCTGGCATCCGTAACACCGATGCCGTAGTTATTCAGGAGGTCGCTTGTCTGTACTTGAAGTATCCTAAGGCTCATGCTCGTATGCGCCTTGCTAAGGTTCCTGAGGAAGTTTCTCAGGCAGACGATTCTGAGGTGAAGGCTGCTGCCTAAAAGAGAGTTGAATTGCAAATTATTCATTAAATAGTGAGGGGTGTGGGCACTAGCCCCATCCCTTTTTTAATAACACATATATAATAAGGTATAATCATGTTTAAGAAATATCAAGCTGGTTCGGATTTGGCATTCAGCGTTATGGTAGGTAACGAGAGAATGCGCATTGTCTTTGAGGGTAAGACGATGGGTAGTAGTATCTATATGACAAGAGACCCTAAGGTACAGAAGGCTATCGAGTCTCATTATTGGTTCAACGACAAGTTCTTCTTGGTGGAGAGTATTGACGAGAAGAAGGAAGCTGCGGAAGCCAAGAAGAAGGCTGCTGCCAAGGCAAAGAAGAAGGTGGCTGACGAGAAGAAGACCCACATCGTGACAGATGTTGAGGATGCCAAGGAATATCTGGCAGAGACCTTCGGTGTGAGTCGTTCCAAGATGAAGACCAAGGAAGACATCTTGGATATTGCTAAGGAAAAGGGTGTTGAACTAGAAGGACTGGAGTAATGAGTACGTATGCTGTATCTGAACTGGTGAAAGAAGTGAAGGTGCTCTTGGACAGGAACCAAGAGACTTCGGGCTTGCTGACTCCTACCGATACTGATACCTTGTCACAAGGCGAGTTGATTCAGAGTAAGATAGTAGATGCAGCAAGAATCATATTGGAGGATGCTCCTGCCAGTATGCTGGATGGTGAAAAGTTCGATGAATTGAAGACTGCTTGGGCTGAATCAAATGGTGCTTATGTGGGAACCGTCTATCTGCCTTCCGACATGATTAGACTCCTTAACGTGAAGGCTAGTGACTGGAATCGCTCGGCTGAGATAATCACAGAAGAGGATGATGCCTACAAGATTCAGTGTAACCGATTCGGAGTAAGGGGAAATCCTGAACGACCTATCGCTGCACTCATTCATAATAGCGGTAATCGGTACTTGGAACTTTTCACAAGCAAGAGCAATACGGCTACCGTATCGCTTACCTATGTGGGTATGCCTTCTATTAGTGAAGGTAATATTGAATTGCCTGAAACATTGAAGGATTCCATCGTGTATATGGCTGGTTATCTTACTTGCATCAGTCTTGGTGATACAGATACCGCAAGCAAATTCATTGGGGTGGCTAGAAAACTGGCACATATTGTTGAACCTACAACATCATAAATTATGGCAAAGAAGAAAGAAGAAACAAAACTGCTATCGTTGAGCAGGGTGCTTGACAAGGAAGAACTGGATAGCGTGAAGGCATCCAAGAACCGATTTGACAAGCCATACGAGCGTGCCTTCTCTATCTTGCTGGAGGCTCAACGATACTACAACAACATGGATAACTTCCGAAAGCGAAGATTACGAAACAAGCGATACTGCTATGGAGACCAGTGGGGCGATACCATTGAGTTCAAAAGCAAGTGTGGCTTTACTAAGCGTATCAGGGAGGAAGACTATATCCGTGAGCAGGGTAGCGAACCATTGAAGAACAACCTTATCAGAAGATTGGTGAAGAATGTGCTGGGTGTATATCGCTCCCAGAGCAAGGAACCTACCTGCAATGCCAGAGATAAGGATGAGAAACGATATGGCGAGACCATGAGCGTGGTGCTGCAATGTAACCGACAACTGAACCGAGAGACGGAACTGGATGCCCGAACCATGGAAGAGTTCCTGATAAGCGGTGCTGCTATCTATAAGAAAAAGTATGGATGGCGAAGAGGTAGGTTGGATTGCTGGACGGACTACGTGAATCCGAATAATTTCTTCATAGACAACAATATGAAGGATTTCCGTGGTTGGGACGTGAGTTGCTTGGGTGAGGTGCATGACATCACCATCGGCAACGTGCTGAGAGAGTTTGCCAAGTCTCCTGCTGAGGCTCGTAAGTTGAAGGAGATATACAGACTGGCAGCTAACCGTGATTTCGTGATTGCTGATTGCACCCAGCGATTCGGTGAGTTCGACCCTAAGACTATCGACTTTATGAATCCTGCCAACCCTTCGCTCTGCCGAGTGATTGAGGTTTGGCGCAAGGAGAGTAAACCGAGATACCGATGCCACGATTACAACAATGGCGATGATTTCAAGATTGATATTGAGGATAAGGCTGATATTGTAGATGCAGAGAATAAAGACAGAATCAGGAGAGGAATGGCTGCTGGTATGATGGAAGAGGATATTCCTCTGATTGATGCCGAATGGTTTATGGATGATTACTGGCATTTCTACTATCTTTCTCCATTTGGCGATATTCTGAGAGAAGGCGAGACTCCTTATGCTCATGGTGAGCATCCATACTGCTTTAAGTTCTTTCCGTTTATTGATGGTGAGATTCACAGCTTCGTGGAAGATGTGATTGACCAGCAGAGATACGTGAACCGACTTATCACGATGTACGACTTCATCATGCGTGCGAGTGCCAAGGGTGTGCTGCTCTGTCCAGATGATTGCTTACCTGATGATATGAGTTGGGATGATTTCTGTGATGAGTGGAGTAGGTTCAACGGAGTGGTGAGATATAAGCCGAACAATCATGGTCAGGTTCCTCAGCAAGTAGCCAACAACTCTACGAATATCGGAATCGGTGACTTGCTCAGCTATCAGTTGAAGTTCTTCGAGGATATTTCGGGAGTGAATGGTGCTCTGCAAGGTAAACCAGGAGTGTCAGGTACGAGCGGTTCACTCTATGCCCAGCAAACACAGAATGCTACCATGTCTCTGCTTGATATTTTGGAGAGTTTCAGCCAGTTTATCATTGATGGTGCTTACAAGACCGTGAAGAATATGCAGCAGTACTATGACGTGGCTCGTAATTTCAATATTGTTGGTAGGGCAGGACAGATTGTACACTACGACCCTAAGAAGATTAGAGACGTGGAGTTTGACATCAATATCACGGAAAGTACGGCTACTCCTGTATACAGACAGATGGCAAATGAGTTCCTTATGACCTTGTGGCAGAATCAGGCTATTACTCTGGAGCAGTTGCTGCAAGTAGGAGATTTCCCATTTGGAGAGGAGTTGCTGCAATCGGTTGCATCCAACCAGCAAGCCATTCAGAATGGTGAGACTCCACAAGGATTCTCTCCTCAGCTTCAAGCCCAAGTGGCTCAGGCATCACAGAGCAATCCGAAGGCTCAGGCGATGTTGCAGCAGATGATGAGCGGTCAGGGGGTGAGTCCTGATGGACAGAATCCACCACTCGCTGCTTAGTTTATAGTTTATAATTTATAGTTTATAGTTATGATTGCAGACAAACCAAGTGATGAGAAATGGTATGGCAATGGGAAACCTGATGCCAGCCAAGGTGGCAATGCCAACAAGGGTATTGCTACGGAGACCCAAGGGAGGGAAGACAAACCCGAACTTTACGAAAATGACGTTATCGGAAAGGTGGCGAAACGGAAGAAAAACGACATCTGGACGAGGGGTGGAGAGAAGAGAACCAGATTTAAGGACGAATAAAGAAAGGTGGTGTTTTTGTCGTAACTGTATTTATCCGATATTCAGATAGCTACAGAAATATCTACGAGTTTATGGTGCTGCGTTTAAGATATTGGTATCTTTGCAGCATCATAAACTTTTAATTTTTATATTATGGATTTTGTAGATTTCGTAGAAAAGTATCAGAAGGAGTTGACTCCTGAACAGATGTTGGCAATAGCTAAGGCAGTCGGCAAGTATCTCTCATGCAAGTTGAGCGATGTGGAGGTACATCATCTTTGTGCGATGGTGTATGGAGTGTTGAGCGAAGAGCATTTTGACAAGCACTTTGCCGATGATGCTATCAGCAAGATGTGGTATGAGGATGCGGACGGAACCAAGCATACGGCTCCTTTCTTCACTGATGAAGAGATAAGAGAAATATTCGACAAGCATCAGGATGATATTTCTGATTACACCATCCATGACTTGGCAGTGACCATGAATCTTCTGAGGAGCGACCATCATCTGATGCTGGAACGATATAGCAAGGATGCAGACGAATTGAAAGAAATGGTGGTTCTGATGGCTATAGAGTATCTGCAAGACCCTGATTGCTTGCATCCGACAAGCAAAATATGGCATACTATTAACGGATAAAGTGACTATTTGGGAATCATTTCTTATCTTTGCATATTATTAATGTTAATAGTATAAAAAGATAAGTTATGACTCCAAACGTACGTGAAGGATTGCAATATGGCACAGCTATTGGAATGGTAGTGAGCGGCATCGTCCTTGCCTTCCTATCATTCTTCTTGAACAACTATGTGATTTCGGATGGTGTACTCTGGTACATCAGCCAAGCATTGGTTTACTCTGGAGCAATATTCGGAGTAAACGTTTATTTTAAGACCAAGTTGGGTAATTTTGAGAGTAAGGTGAAGGACGAACTCGCAAATATGTTGAAACAAGTAAAGGAAAGTAAATAATATGAAGGTAACAAGAGAACAGATTTTGGATATTATGCCGAATGCGAAGGCTAAGGTGGATGCTTTTCTGCCTTATATCAATGGTTATGCTGAGGCTTTCAACATTGATACTCCTAAGCGTATGGCTCACTTCTTGGCTCAGATAGCGCATGAAAGTGGTGAACTGAGATATACCAAGGAACTCGGCAACAAGAACTATTTCCACAAGTATGATGTGGGTAAGTTGAAGAACATTCTCGGCAATTTGAAGGATGGTGACGGCTACAAGTATCGTGGCAGGGGCTTGATTCAGATTACTGGCAGGGCGAACTATCAGGCATTTCAGAACAGCAAGCAAGTGACTGACGATATAATGGAGCATCCTGAAATATTGGAGCAGCCACGATATGCTACCAAGAGTGCTATGTGGTGGTGGTGGAAACACGGCTTGAATAAACTGGCTGATAGTGATAGCTTTCTTGCTATAACAAAGACCATCAATGGTGGTACTTACGGCTTAGAGCATAGACGTAAGTATTTGAAAAGAGCATTGGTAGCACTCAAAGTGTAGGCTTATGAAGAAGTGGTACGATACTGATTTCTGGCAACTACTGATATATGTTTTGGGTATGTTGCTGATAGCTTTTCTTCTGTCGGGATGCAAGACAAAATACGTCCCGATGGAAAAAGTTATATGTCGGGACGTAGTAAAACACGATACGCTGCATACTTCTGACAGTGTTTTCGTGCGTGATTCAATCTTCCTCAGACAGAAGGGAGATACTTGCTTTCTTGACCGATGGCATGAGAAGACCATCTATAAGAATGTGTATAAGGTGAAGGTGGATTCCTTCCTGAAAAGAGATTTTATCCCAGTGCCCTATCCTGTAGATAAGGAGTTATCCAAGTGGGAGCAGTTTCAGTTGAAATACGCTATCTGGTCATTTGGAGCACTCTGTGTCTTGCTAGTCGTTTTGGGTTATAAACTATATAAAAAGATAAAGAATGGCAGATTCCATATTGACAATCAAGAAAAGTGACGTGTATGAGGAGGTAGCGAAGACTACTGCCTACATAGGCGCAAAGAATAAACTGGAGGATGGTAAGTCGGCATTTGACCAAGTATTTGTGACGGATGCAGACTTGACGATGATAGAGCGGTTCTATAATGAATCAGTAGATGCGTTAAGAAATGCTCTGAAACGTTTCATTGCTGGGGAATCAGTAGAAGATGGTTCCACCAAATGGACGCTAGAAATGCCTAGCAGATTTGATGATAATCTACTCAGTTCAATCAACTCATCTGCCAACTCGTTCTTGGTGAACAGCATCATCGGGAAATGGTGTGAGATAACAGCAAACGATAAGGTGAAGGAGTATGCAGATAACGCTGCTGCATTATTGCTCGACATCAAGGATAAAGCGTTTTTCAAAAAGAAACCAACACGAACAAAAATATCATAGTATGGCAATGAAAAATTTAACGATAACGTTATATATGAGTGAACTTATATATGACTTTCAAAATAAGGCATTCTTGACAGGACGTAGCAGAAGGGCTGCTGATATGGATGCTGAGGCTGCAAGTAACATTCAGGCAAGTGATGATGATGAAGACAAGAATCAGGCATTACGTAGCATTCAGAATGCGTATAGCCAACTGCTCGTAGAGTTGAGTGAGTCGGTTCAAACAGGTAATGGCACTACTGCGTCTAACGAGTTGATAAGTGATGATACCGATATTATCATTAACCTATCCCTTCCATCCAATTATCCGCTTGCTTTGAAGGATGCGCTTACAAGTTCTATCCATGACTACATTATCAACAAGGCTTTAATGGATTGGTTTATCATTACCAATCCTAATGAGTCGAAGACTTATTCAGAATTGTCTGTTGTAGCCATCAAGAATCTGCATGAGACCTTTAACAGACGTGAGAGGCCAAGCAGAACGGCTCCTAACGAATAAGGAAGGAGGTGAGTATGAAAGAATGCAGAACATGTAATCTTGGTTACAAGGTAATGATAGAGCTTCAGAAGAAGGAACTGGTGTTTGACATCAAGAATACGGCTGCTGCCTATGCTGATTCAATCTCCAGTTCTGTAGAGGATTCACACCTGATTCATAACGTCTATGATGTGGGCGAGGATGGCAATCGGGATAAACTGGCAAGGATTCTTGACTCAGCGGTAGAAGACTGCAAGGAAATGCTTTTCCGATATACCAAGATGGAAATGCTTGGAGGTGGCTTTGATTCTAATGAGTGGGAAGAGTGCATAGGTTCCCCGACAAATGATGAGGATGCCTATTATTTAGCCATGAGAATGCCAAGTGGATTCTCGAAGACAAGTGTGCATACCATGACGGTATATATTCACGATTATATTGTGAACCAGTCTTTATATGAGTGGTTAATGATTGTTTATCCTGATGGTGCTGATAGGTTCTGGGCACTGGCTGAGGATAAGAAAAAGAAGATAAAGGATGCAAGTAATCGCTCGGCTGGAAGAGTAAGAATAGCATTGCATCCATTTTAGTGTATTAGTCGTTTTAGGTTAACGCAAAAAGCAAGGGTAGCTATCCATCACGGACGGCTACCCTTTATTTTTTATATAGTAAAAAAAACATTTATCTAAGTTTATGTTCCACTAGATGTGGATTCCTGCTTGGTTGTTACTGAACCAGTAACAGCGGCATCAACATTTCCGCTTACTGATGCGCTGACAGAACCACTTACAACCGTCTTGATAGACTCAGGTAAAGTCTTGACATTAACATCTGTAGCTGCCAGCTTCAATCCGTTCTTCTGCTGGTCTGCATACTGGTTCTTATCCTGAGCGATAAAGTTATTCATAGCCGTAGCTATGTTGTAGAGCAGTTTATCGGTGTCGCTGCTGAGAGAATCGGAATCAACCGATGCGTACTTATTGTTCTCAACGGTTGCTGATGTTGTCTCCTTCTCACGATAAAGAACAGCCTGATTGATGAACTCCTGAGCAAACAAGAATGACTTGCTTACAAGTTGCTTTATCTTGGTGTTATCTATATTGAGTGGATTTTCATACTGCTGGAGCATAGACTGCAAGCAACTTGCGGCTACTTCTTCTCTAGGCTGTAGAGTAGCGATGGAGAAGATTTCCTCTGTTTTGTCACTTTCCTCTGTTCCACCTGTTTCTGATGTGGTTGCTATTCCATTTCTAGGGAATGGGCGAGCGTTTGATGTTCCATCGGAAGAAGTTTCTCTGACAAGTTTCGTTCCAGTTGTCTTTGTGATAGAGGATTCTACTATCTTTAGCAACTGCTTATCTCCATTTACATAAAAATAGCCATTTGCTAAAAACTCATATTGCTTTCCGTCTAACATGATGTAGCCGAAGTAGTCTGACCTTCTTATTTCATAGAACTTTATTTCTGTAGCTATATGCACTTTGTTGTTGGCATCCATATAGCCTACGGATGCTCCATTTCGTGCACGCTGTGAATCGAAAGCTAATAATGTATATTCTGCCATAATTATCTGAGTTTATTTTGTAATCTTGATTGGAACTCTGTAGATAGTGCGCTGATAGATTCGTTTGGGGCAAGGTTACCCATGAACACGACCCTGAAATATTTGTATGGGGAACCTACAAGATTTCTGAGATACATATTTGTAGACGAACCAACGTAATACCAATTAGATAAATCATTACTTCCAAATAGAACCGTTCCACACTTTCCTGCCTGAATGCTGCTGAAATATCCTCTTGTAATGCAATCGAACATGGTCTTATAGGCATCCTGACCAAGCGTTAAAGGACGGCTACATAGGAAGAATGGAACATTCTCTGTTGGCTCCTTCACATACACATCGAGTATGTTTCCTGCTTTGTCTGTAGCGTATGAGTCAGGATATATATTTACTCGCTTGTTGAAGACATTGTGCATGGCTCCCCACATCTTGCTTTTCAAAGAGTAAACGTAAGCATAAGTATAGTTCGGGTTAAAGACGATGATACGACTATCATAATAGTCGTAAATCATATCAGCTTCTTCGAGATACTTACGGAAACGGACATACTTCACATCTGACTCAGGAATATTACCTAGTTCAAGGAGTTTGTTCGGATAGGTCTTATCCTTTGTTGAATGTGAGTAGATAGATAGAAAATCGAAAGGATAATCATCCAGTACATCGGTAAGACAAACGGACTCTCTTCCTTGTTGCATCATGATTCCTCGCTCTGTCGGGAACAGAACTGCATCATCAATCTGCAAGATGCCCTTCGGGTTGGAGCAAATATCTCTATTGGCTGGCTGTCGGGCAATATATGTTCCTTCTTCTCCAAGCATCAATACCCATACACCTTCATCGGTAAAAGCGTATAGAGGTGCATCACCAAACTGACCTTCGCTTATTGGTCTAGTGTTAGCAGCAAGTGCATTTATGATAGAAGAACCAACCTGAACACTATTCTTTGCAGGGAAGATTAGAGGATTCTCAGCTTCGCTTACTTTCACAACAGAAGAATATGGAAGTGCATTTGTGTTTGTTTTATAGTTTTCGTACTTGCTTACAATATTGTTCCATTCCTCTTCTGATGAGGTTTCCCATGGTAAAGCAAATTGCGGTACGTTTTCCTTTCCTTCTCCAGCTACGTAAAAAGAGAATGCTGTAGTTTCGGAAGAATGCAAGTTAACCGTAGATTTCTCAAACACAGAAGTTCCAGTCTTTTTATAGAATGTGATTTCAGATACGTTTAAGATTGGTACACATACAAAGTAATATAGTCTTGCACCTAAATCATCAACCTTGCACCAAAATTCTTTGTTTGATGCTTTCACTCTAACTATTCCTTCTGTGTTTAATTGTGCATCGTTTGGCAAGTTTGATAATGCTGGAGTGATATTACTTATCAAATCAACATTATATCCTTCTTTTACGTTCCCAACATGAAGTCTATTATTGTATGTAATCGCACATTTGCCTCCTAAATCAGAACGGTATAGGTTAGCCAAAGATAAAGACTCTTCCGTTCCCTCAACTCTTTTGAGTTGAAGTTCTTTGCCAATTTCGTCTTTACTGATAAATAGTGAATGATAGAATGATAGGGAATCTATGGCATTGGCTGCTTCCTTTCCTGACATCATTGTGAAAAACATATCACCTTGGTCTCTATCATTTAATTCTGGTACAACGTATTTGGCTGCTGCTGATTCTAAATTAACGAAAGATTCGGCTTTGCTTAAAAAAATATCAATGCCTTGTATAAGATTTGATATTTTATCAAGATTATCTATGTTTGCGCTAATAGTCCAAGTTGCTATTGCTGGTCCAATCGACCAAAATCTCTTGTTGTAAGGGTCAACACTAACAGAAGCTAAAGTAGAACTATTCCAGTCAAGTTTAAAAATATTGGAAATGCTGTAGTATGTACCATCGTATAACCTGATGGCTGCTACTCCAAACACAAAATATTTTTGCCATTGTTTTCCTTTGTCGGACAAAGTCTTATTAATTACAGCGTCAAACATGTTGAAAACTTTTGAAACTTGGTTTACATTCATTCCAGTTATCTTTCTACCAGAAGAACTGCTTTCATAAGTAACATAGTCCCAAAATTCATCACCTAGCGAGATTTCTGCTGAACCACCTTGATAATCAAATTCTTTAAAATCGATTTTGATTCCATAGTTAAAGTTATCTCTATCAAATAGCTGATAATTATCGTCAATCCAATATAAGTATTTGATAGATATTTCTCCAACAAAATTAACTATATTGCCAACTGCTGTGACGGCATTGACGTGGAATCCGTTGAGGTTGATGGTGTTCTTGGTTCCGTCTCCACTTTTCTCTAGCCAGTACCAAGTATCATCTGCTTTACGGATGATGTAGTGGGAGTGAATCGCTTCATCGTGTGTTACCTTATGCACCAGTTCAATGGTATCTCCTGCATCCAGCGTGATGTTCGGCTCAGCTACTACTGGCTGGTGGATAGGGTGGAGTGCCCCATCCTCGTTGATGAGGTTGAGGCAGGTTGCCAACTCACCATCCTGACAATTATAGTCGGATGGTGAGTGTGTCAAGCCTTGAAATATTACTTCTTGTCTTGATGCCATGTGCTTAAATTTGAGTTTGGTCGCATGATTTCGTAATAAGGTTCTCCTTTTTGTGACTTGCGTGGGATGCAAGTAAGGCGAACCATTCTGTTGAGAGGAAGGTTGTACTCATCAAGGATGGCGGTGATGGAAGGGTAGTCACTCCTGAAACCTACCTTCTTATACTTCTGATTGAATTGAAGCTGAGTGAAGGCGGTATTAACTTTGTGAAGGTTTTCCCAGTCCTCACGCATACAGAATCCGTATGTTCCTCTTTCGGACAACCTGAACACGAAGATAGAGGTGTCTAAACGTTCCTTTCGCATGATGTGGTCATAGATGCTCTTGGAGAGCGTGACCGAGTTAGCTCTTCCGTCCAGTACCACAAAATCGTTGCGGTGTCTGAAACCATTGACTTTATCTATTAAATACTTGAATTTCATTTTGCAAATATACTATGAATTTATGAAATGCTTATTTTATCTGTTAATGATTCTCGTCTTTTTCTGTTGACGGCTTGCATCAGGCGGACGGTTCTCTTTGCATTCTCGCTACGGAGACAACCGCAAGAACGTGTGAATCCTGAGAGCAGGGCAGAACTGAGAATTTTCTTTCCTCTGCCACAATCACATTTGCATATCCAATATACTCCGTTCTTCGCTCCCTTTACGTTAGGAGCACGGCGGCAAACAACCAGTCTGCCGAACCGTTTCCCTGTAAGGTCTATGAGTTTTCCCATACTACTTCTCTGCCAATTTCTTCGCCTCTTCTACAGATACTGGCTTTCCGCTGAGAGGAATGCGGAAGTCGAACTTGGAACGGAAACCATAATAGCCTACGAAATCGAAGCTCTGTTTCATGCGCTCGTCTGTAGTGATGTACTTCTTGTAAGCCTTCACCTCCTTCTCTGAGCGGTAGATGGTAGAGTTGACAAAGTAGGAACTGGTTCCCTTGTTAGCGATAACTGCAATAAAGAACTGTTTGCCAAGGAACTTCTCCTTGATACGCTGGATAATTGAGATTTTCTTTGTATTCATATATTAAATTTGATTAATTATTAAGAAGAATGCAGATAGGTTGCACTCTTAAAACTATTCGATTCCACAAGATACGATGCAATCTTCTTTGTTGATACCTCGGAAGTGCTCGCATCGCTGGCAAGCAAGGCTACCTACGTATAGGATTTCGTTGGTGTACTTGCCGTATATGCCGAAGGGGCAGGGAGTGGTGTACTCGAAATGCCCCCCGACAAATTCATTGACGTTAAATTTTGGATATTTCATTGTTTAATTGTTGGTTTGTATTCTGTGTTTTTCCGTCTGCCACATCATCGCCAAGAATATCTTTGATTTTCTTTTCGATGTACTCATCAGATGTAAGTTTCTTTATAAGAGAATCAATGTCTGGTAATTCTGCATCAACTCCATCTTCCTTCACTTTTGAGGTAATGAAGCCATTCAGTGCTTTCCCCCATTCGCTATTGGCTACGTCTGCCAATGAATCCTTTTGGAGCTCATAGGCTTTCTTCAACTCTCCGTTATCACGGAAATATCTGAGCACTTCCGTCAATGCCAAGACAAAGTTCTTGTCGAGCATCGGGTTGCTCTTTGCCTCTTCTAGTCTAAACATCAGGAAGAGTAATGCTGAATATAAATCTGTTTTATCCATAACTACTTATTTTGTTAAATTAATTGCCTTTTTGATACGATTGTCGAACTTGTTGCGGTATTTACACTTGCTTCTATCATCACAGAACATAAAGCAACCATACCCGTTATAAGCTTCATTAAACTTCGCTTTCCAGAAAGGAGAAGGGTGTTTGCTAGGATAATCAGCATAAATGTCTGCCTTCATTATCTTCTTAGCTAATCTAATCTTCATGCTTACCTCAGTTTTTAATAAAAAACGTTCCATGACACCAATCGTTACTTTCAACATACTTATCCAAGAAGATACATCTTCCGACATACTTACCTTTGAATCGTTTGCAACGACTGCACTCCTTTGAATTTCTCAAAATTGCACGAAATATGCTAACGTTAGCACTCGGACAATTTGTCTTATTCCATCTGATAGTCGCTTTCTTGTAGAGATACTTTAATCTAGGAAAGAATCTACTTTCTTCCTTAACAGAATAATCTGAATCGAAGTAACGTGAATCCGTACTTCTTCTCATTATTTTCAAAATCTTCTTTGCTAACCTTATCTTCATACGCATTCTTCTAAACTTATACTATTATCTTTACACTAGACTTAAACCAATTTAAGCCATAAGTATTAAGTAGAGATTGTAATCGTTTCTCAATTTCCAAAGAAGCACATAAAGGCTCTGTTCTATAAGTAGAACCATTTATAGTATATTCTATACATTTTTGTGTAACCATAACTATTCTCCTTTAAGTTATACACTTTATTCACCTATCTTTTCAAAAACTAATTTTACTTTTATAGGCTCATCTTCCCATGATAAATCAATATTGTTTCTTGGAATAGTAAATCTTTTGTTTCTATGGTCTCTAGCAGTTATCTCATCATTACAATTATAATCAATACCACTTTTCCACTTACTCCAAAATCCATACCAATCATCACGGAATGGTTTATCTTTGAACAACACTAGCTCGCCATCTTTATCACAAGCAAGCCATAAATATTTAATATTATCACTCATATTTCTTCTTTTTAAGTTCTCTTTCACGTTTACGTTTCTCCATTCTTGTAGGTGGAGGGACGTATATTTTACTCTTAGAATCCAAGTTCTGAATAGCAGTATCTACTATTCTCTTTAATAATTCTTCCATACCAATATTCTTAAATTTTAACAGGTTCATCTTGCCAAGACAAATCTTTTTCGATGAGCTTCTTGATAGTACCTTGCGGTATTTCTATGCATTTGCAAGAACCATAATCGTCTCTCCAGCTATATACCGCTTTGTGAGGCTCAGTTTCAAATATAAGTTCTGTACCATAACTATTAACACATACCCATGCCATAACTATTCCTCCTCTATTAACCTAAATCCATTTATATTGTACCATCTTGGCTTTTTCTTGCCATCTAACTTGCAACATATCTTTTTGTCGGCACGTATTCCTAAGACTTCTGTTCTATAGAAATTATGATAACCGCCATAAATAAGACCTCCAAAAAGTAATCTTGCCCAATTAATTGTATTGTACTCGACTATACTTCCAAGATGAACTTTTTCCCATTCTTGTTCTGTCATAACTATTTCTCCTTTTCTATAAAATCACGTCCAACACGTTCTAACAACTCCAAAAAGATTCTGTGCTCATGATAAGTGAGTTCCCAAGGATGGTCTTTGTTTCTTTCTACATTTCTTTTGCAATGAGAAACGAGATAATTATAAAAATTCTCTGTTAGCCCTTCTATAGGTTTTACTTTCATATTCAATTCTCCTCAATTTTTACACCAAATGGAAGTCCATCGGCAAACAACAAATTCTTAAAGCTACTTTCAAATGTCTCATCTTCATATCCACAGAAGTAACAACCTTTAGTAGTTAAGCATGTGAATGCACGATGTGTTTGATAATTAGCAAAGTACTTATCTTTAACAACACCAAACGGTTGATGCTTCAACATTTCTTCCCAGCACTCTTCTGCGTCCTTAAAAGGATGGTACTTTGGCTCTGGCTTGATGCGATACTCTGTATTTTTCCAAAACTCAATATCTTTCATTTCCGTCCAATCATTCGGAACATCTGTACCTTCTATGAAACTTGGTTTGGTTCTAGACTCAATTACCTTTCCTTCAGCAAAAGCTTGCAGAATAGGATAAAATTCTTTAGCTTGATTTCTGTCCATAACTTAGTCCTCCAACTCTATATTATGTTCTTCTGCGAAACTATCTTCTGCCTCTTCGCAAAACTGACCTTCGCAAAGTGATTCTGGGTATGCTCTGCTAGTATAAAACTCACGGTGGCATAACTCACAGATGTCATTTCCATAATTATTTCTTAACTCTTCTCTAGTCATTATTCACCCTCCTTTCTGACTAAATAGTCGTACATAGGTTTACAATTACTAAGATATTTCTTACGTATCTTTTCAGCCTCCTCCTCTGTATCGCAAGTTGCAACAACTCCATCGGGATATGTATCCCAATATCTAACTACCTTAAATTTTGTCATACTTCTAATTCTTTTAAAATCATTTTTACCAAGTGATAATTATCACCATCCCAACCATTATCAAATTCTTTGCCATCAGAAGAAAGATGATGTTCATTAACGTAATCAAAGATAGCGTTATGAAAGAAGTCTTCATCTGTCCCATAATCGTCTTCATTATAAAAGCCTTCGTAACCTAGGAGTTTTTCACATTCCTTGTGCATACAGATTGCAGACCTATATTCAGTATTAAACTGCCTGATATATTTGGTTCCTGCTTCTATCGTACAACCGCACATATAACATTTGTGCGGCTTACGTGCCTTACGCTCTGTATCTATCCAATCCATAATCATTTATCTTTTGGGTCAACGAAAGGTAGCCAGTATTCTACATCTGGAATATTCCATCCGTTGTAGTCTTTGGCTATCTTTTTATCTACTATATGTCCGAAACATAATCTGCCCTCTGTAGTTAAAACAACAACTTCTTCATCTACTGGTGGAAGTTCATCCTTGGCAGAAATCCATACTGGATAAAATTGCTTTAGTCTTCTTTCTTGCATGTTGGAAGTCATTTTATCAAGTGCATCTTCTCGGTCTGAATCATACATAACCTTAAACATTTCTGTTATAAGGCTTATATGAGATTCATCTGGAACTATATCACGGAATGTTTCTAACATGAAATCATATAATTCTTTATTAGACAGCTTGCACATCAATCTATCCAAGTCTATTGTTAAATATACGCTCATTGTTTATTCTCCTTATGCATCATTGTATTTCAGATTCTTAATTCTGTTAGCTTCTATCACGTCACACCCAGCGAAAGTCATTTGGTGTATTCCCTTACATTCTTCGGTCAAGAGTACAACTTTCTTTCGGGTTAAAATTTTAATTATCATATGTAATTTTGTTTTCATATTCTCTTCTTTTTACCCTCTCCCTTTTACAGGAGAGGGTGGTTAGTTACTCTGTTACTTTCTCTAGGGAAAAATAATCAATTCCCCAAGCTTGATTTGCGTAATTGTAAGGTTCTCCGTTTTTCTTTATTTTACGGATAAAAAAATATACCTTAATTTCATTCTTACCAAGAGAGTAAGCTCCTTTTAGATGTTCTATAAAAAAGATATTGCCATTTTTATCCTTCACCTTGTCACCTTTCTGAAAAGGTAACTGAGATAAAAAGTCATTCATTACATCATTCTTCTTTTTGCGAAGCTCTGATATTTGCGAATCTAATATCTTTAAAGAGCCTTCTACATTCTGTAATTCGTTGTATAATTCTATTTCTGTCATATCACTACTATTTATGCCCGAAGGCGTTAATCTCCATATTTATAACTTGAATCGTATCCACAACAAGGACATACCCACCCGTCAATTATAACGGCATTTTTACACTTAGGGCATAAACCTCTGACGTTATTAAATGATTCTAAAGTATATTGGCAAGCTTTTAAGTATTCCAACTCTTCCTCGTCAGCTTTATTGTCAATAAGTGCTTTATATTCATCCTTACCTAAAACTACAACTTCTAATGCCATATCTACACCTCCATTAATTGTTTTATAGCCATAAAAACAAAACACAAGCCTATTGCAAAAACAAGCAGCCATTCATGAGCAAACCATAAATTTCTGCAAATTCTTATGCCTACATACATAAATGCTATGCCTATAGCTAGGAATATGATTGATAATGCTATACTCATCCTACACCTCCATTTCTGAGTTAAGTCCTAAACCAAAGAGAAAATGTTGGAGTTGATGAATATACTTAATATCAGGCAACACTTCTTTTCTGTACATAAAAACTGAGAAATTTCCATCAGGATAATAGTATAAGTCAGGTAAGACTCCACGATTACTATAAATATCCCACGTAAATCCATCTTCATCAACTTGACCTCCTGTAAACTCCCATCCATTCTTCTCTAGAATCTCGGGTGTTAGGGCTATCGGTTTTAGGTCACTATTCTTACAAGCAACATCAACACCATCAATCTCTACTCTCGGATAGGATGCTCCAATCCATGTTACCTTTCTTGGTTGATTATCAACCATAAAGATGTCACCAACTAAATATTTCTGTGCCATACGCTTTACTTTTTAAGTTTCTTATATCTTTTATACCAATCTGGTGAGAAATAACCACATAGATATGCTGCTATAACGCCACATATTAAAAAATGAACCACCAAAAATATCCATAGAGCAAGTGCTAGGATGTCGTTTTTTACTTCGCCTGTCATACGCTTTAATTTCTCATGATGTGATACTTCGCAATCTTTTTTACTAGATGAGGTTGCGAATTATTGAAATTCTCTATAAACTGACGTTCCATCTGTTCAGGGAAGATGGGCTTGGTAGGCTTTGGGATGGTGATAGTAGCTTGGATTTTGCTACCATCACTCAAAGTCATTAAGCATCTTCTTGAAATTTCTTCTATTCCAAACATATTGCTGTTCTCCTAATATAAGCATCCGTGAAGGTACGGACGAGATTCGTTATACTGCATTTTCAACTTGATGTGCTCAACTAGGTCTATGCCTTCTATGTGGGCTAGGGCGAAGACCTGAACCAGAATATCCTGCAATCGCAAGGTGTTCATCCATGCTGGCGAGCAGGAGAAAGGGAAGTAGGTCATACGAGTGATGATGAGGTACATGGCATCAGGAAGGGAGTAGGTTCCATGCTCGAACTCAACCTTGTGATACTCCTCTGTCTTTTTGAGTTCAATATCATTCATCAGGCATATTATCTTCTGAGAGTTGTAGAATCCTAAAAGCGACATAATGCGGATAGCGATGTCTGCAAACTCAGATTGTACGGTTCCTTCCAAGGATTCCTCGTAGGCTCGCTCCTCAGATACTCCCAGCCACTTGTTGTAGTCTTCAATGCTTCCGTTGCGGCTGTGGCGTTGGGCTTGGATGGTCTCGCTCATTTCTGTGATGATGAGCATTAACTCTTGGTTGATGTCCAAATCAGGCTTTAACAAGCCTTTGACTTTGGCATTTTCGTATGCCTTGGTCATAAACTGCTTTAGCAGTTGTTGTGTTAATGGTGTTGTTTCCATATTGTTTTTGAATTTATTGTTTTCTGATAGTGAATGCCATATCGTTGAGGGTTCTGCACCAGTTTACCTTGCCTTCTGCGCATAATTCATTGATGGCTTGATAAGGCTGATGGCATCCTCTGTTGATGATTTCGGCTGTGAGGACGTGGGGCGGCACGATGTGAGCAGCTTCACGCTCAGCCTGAATCTCAGCGATGATGGCTAGGATTTTTTCTTTCTCTGTCTTCATGAGGTGAAGGTAAGAATGAAACTTGGGTGACTAAAGACTGATACATAAGAATTTCCTTATTTCCGTTTATGTCCATGCAGCACCATTTTCCACCTATCATGGTTCCGATGATAGGTTTCTCTTTGTACCACATGATAAGGGTCTTGCCTTCAAAGAGAAGGCGGTGGGCTTTGCTTACTCGCTTGCCTACCTTGATATAGCCGAATATGTTCATGTTAGAAGAGGGATAGCTGACCAGTCTTGTCATGGTAGTGATTCCCAGAAGGGAATATCAGTTCCTCGAACATGGCGGTCAGGCAGTTGGTTACTATTGAATTTCCTGCTAGAGCATAGAGTTTGCTCTTGCTGATAATGAGTTGACCAGTCTTCTCCTTGCTCAGGAGTTTGTCTATATCAGCTTCGTGAACTACCATCAGTCGGAAACAATCTCTTGGAGTGTACTTCCTGATTTGGATGGAGTATTTCTTTCCGTTTGGTGTGGTGTGAATGATTTCTTTGTTCATGATTGTTACGAATGTCATGTTTGCTGTATCAATGGTTGTCTTGATGGTAGGGGAGATACCTTGCATTACAGACTGGTTGTAGATGTCGAGAACTTGACCGCCTACATCAGGTTTCACCTTCCCTGATATGAGCAGGGATTTCATTCTCTTTCCTCCGGTTATCATATCTCTTTGACGATTAAGAAAAGTGGGATGCAATTACCTCCGTGCCCCATAGCAGAATTGAGAGTAGGGGAGATTCCCTTGGTGGAGTAGACTCTGGTCTGCTGCTCTATTCTGCCTTTGATTTGGAGGTTTGCTAGCTTTATAATTTTGTCGCACATTATAATTTATTTATGATTAAAACTGCATTGGCACAACTTCCTGTTGGTGCAAGATAGTTTGCTAAACTAGTCTTGTAATAGCTACTGCGGATGGTTCTACTCATGCCTTCTATATCTGAGTTTATCAGCAGTTTTCTTCTCTTATTTTCCTGATTATCAGTACCCCCCCCTTAGGGAAATGGTCAACACCAAGGAGATTTGCTACGCTGATTCCTGCACCGAAAGAAGATGTGATAGACGGGCTGCAACCATCAGCAGTTTTCGGTATTGAAATCTTCGGGGTAGAGTTTTTCGATTGATTCATTGATGTCTGCTTTACAGAGATACTTTTCTAGGAGTGGCTGAGACATGAAATATTCAGGAGAAACATCGTCTTCCAATATGTCTTCAACCGTTGTCTCTAGTTTGATTGGAGAAGGAAAGTGATATTCAGGGTTCGGCTCATCCTCTGTTCTGAGGATAGAGATAACAAAGATGCGCTCACGATTCTGAGGGATTCCGTAATCTTTTGCATTCAGTACCTTGTAGAAGGAAGTATAGCCGAAGGAGTCGAGGTCTCTGATATACTGGAAGAAGTACTTTCTCATTGACTTTGAGAGAAGACCTTTCACGTTTTCGAGCATCACATATTTAGGATGCTTGGCTTCCAACATTCTCCTTTCTTGGAAAATAAGAGAAGAGCGTGTGCCGCTACCTTCCTCTGCTCCCTTGCGAAGTCCTGCGTTTGAAAAGTCTTGGCAAGGAGAAGACCAGCTGATGAAATCGAAGTCGGGAACCTCATTCCAATCAAGAAGGGCGATGTTGCCGTAGTTCGGGATTTCCCTGCCATGAAGAAGTCTGTAGGCTTGAATGGCAGAAGGTTCAATCTCGGAAAAACCAACAACCTCGAAGTCGAACTCAGGATGCTTTTCTTTGAGGTATTTGAAGGCTAGGCTCTGACTGCCATATCCAGCGAATGCCTCGAAAACTCTGAGGGGATGCTGCTTGTTGTACTTACAATGATTTGTATCATTGTGGTAAATGGTTTCGTAGATGTTACGGATTCCACTGGATGCCCAAGCGTTCCATTGTTCCGTTGTCACGATATATCTCTAATGGGATTCTACATGAACTTTTTGGGTTGTTTTTTATAATTTCAATCATTCCGCATATTCGCTGACGTAGCTTTTTATCCTGTGCATCTTCTGTCAGTTCTTGCAGTTCATATTTTGTTCTAGCGATGAGCTGACTCATTTCAGAAGGCTTTTCATTTATGGCTGCTGGCGGTGGTGTTGCTCCGATAAGTTCGTCTTCCCATCCTCGCTGGTTAAGGAAGGTTTGGAAATTCTTGCGATACTGCTTGTCGGGTTGGGAGATTACATAGAGAGGAATGTACTCGATAGCTGCCTTTCGGTCTTTCTTGCTCATAGAGTTCCACTTCTTTTCCAGTTTAGCCTTGCAGCCAACCTTCTTTTCGTATAGGTTCCATGCTCGTTCAAAGGTATATTCGTCTTTGACTTCCTTGGGTGGAGCGGTTACCTTATAGCCATTCTCTTCTAGAAGCTGGATGGCTTCGTTTAGTTTGGCTACGAAATCCTTTCCGTTCATGATAATTACATCATTCATAGTTCACCATTTAAATAATTGTTGATTGCTTTGATAAATTCATCTATAGAGCGGACAATGATGTACTTGCCACCATGTCGTTCTACTTCATACTGGAATACCTTCTGTTCGGGTTCCTGCCTACCTTTGGGAGTCTTGTTTTCGATGCAGAGGAAACCGTACTGAGAGGTGCGCTTCAGGAGCAGCATATCAGATACTCCTGCCTTCATGCCTTCTTCTTTAAGCCATGCGGCTTGTCGGGAGGTTCGCTTGCCACCATTAGGAACGGCAAAGAAGACTCCTTCAAGGTCAGGATATACCCCACGTATATACCTGACCTCTGCGGCTTGCAAGTTGTGCTCATCGTAGGATGAACGCTTGCGCATCTTCTTGCCTTCCTGCTGTAGCTTTGCCTTGATTTCAGCGTAGCTTGACATTACCAGTCGGTTGAGAAAAGGTCGTTGAGAGAATCTTTACCCATCAAGCGGATGGCTTCGTAAGCAAGGTCTGCGTTCTTGAAGTAAACGATTCCTTGATTTGTCGTATGGTTAAATGTCACACCATAAAGTATATCCTTGTAAATATACCAATTGTTACTACCTTCTTTGAAGTTAGGTTTCCAGTCACCATTGAGATACTTGGCGATGTTCTGCAACTTGTTGAAAGCAATCATGCGCTTTGCCTGAGCAATAGATGTGCAGTTGTCGAAGTCGTTGTAATTTGAAGAAGTCATTACCCATGATGAAACCTTGTTACTTTCATCAAGGTAGTACGCATCCTTGTTATAGAACAAATCCTTGCAAATATCATCATAAGTGATAGGCTTGCCTTCCTTATCATCAGGAGTCTCTTCATCGGCATTCTCAGCCATCTTCTTGGCAATCATATCTACTCCTTTGCCAAGGAGTGCTCCGAAAAGCATTGATGCAAACTCTGGTAACTCTGGGTTGTTGTTGCGCTTGTCGTTTCTACGTGTCATACTAACTATAATTTTGTAAAATGTTATTAAACTCGTCTTCTGTAATACCATTAGCCATGAGAATGGTTAGGATGGTATCAAGACATCTACTATATACTTCATTGAAGGCTGGCTCATCCATCTTGGCGAAGGAGATAGACTTGGCTCTTTCTAGGAACTTCTGTCCGTTGAGGTCGTAGAGCGGTTCGCTGAATCCTGATGTTATCAGAAGTTGCTCACGGAATGTGTCTATAGAACGTAGGTTTGTGCGCTGCTGCTCTGTGAGACAATCCCATGCTGCTCTGATAAGGGAGAAGAACTTGCGATGAAACTTAATGTTCCTTGGTCGAACTATGTTCGCCTTGACGATGGAACCAACCTTTATCTTTTTCATTTCCTCGTAATCATCATCCGTGTAGGGGCGAAGACCAGTGGAGGTTCTTACTAGATGGATTTCCATACCTTATATATTATTGGTTTGGGGCAGGGAAGGGAAGTCCCTGCTGCTGACCACCTGCATATTGAGCGTTCTGCTGAATAGGTTGACCGCTTGCGTTAACCTGAGGGGGAAAAGTCTGCATCTGCTGCGGTGGATAGTTGGCTGCTTGCTGCTGAGGAACCTGACCTATCTGACTCTGCATCATCTGTCCCTGCTGCTGGGCATTTGGTCGTTCCACCTTCCAACAATCCAACTGGTTGAACCAGCGTCCGTCTCTAGACTGATGTGCCTTCAATCCGATATTGGCGGTGATGATTTCGCCTACCTGAATGCCGAACTGCTGAATCTTGTCAGAACCGTAAACTTGGATAACGGCTCTTGAAGGGTACTGCTGATTCAGTTCCTCAATAACAAACTCTTGAGAACTCCATTGAGTTCCGTTTTGGGAAGTTCCCATTTGAACTTGCCCTGCTGCAATAATTTTACCAGTAAATTTTACGTTCATATATATTTAATTAAGTTTGATTCTTATTGATGGCTTGGAGATACTGACTTTTGTTAATCTCTCGTAAGCATTTGGATATTTTTTTTTGAAGAGTTCCGTGTCGAGCTTTCTCTTAGTTGTGCTCTCAACATAAGAATAAGAACCGATATTGGTCTTGATGGATTTCTGCTTGTTGTCTTCCATCATCTTCATTATCTTTTCCTTCAACTCATCCTGCTTAATCTTCAGGGCATCCACACGAGCGGTTATAAGTCTGTACTCCTGCTCCAGTGCCGAGAACTGCTCAGGAACCTCCACCTTGTATTTGTACTCTGCATCGTCAGAGAGATAAGCGTTGATTAACTCGTCTATCTGCTCATCTGATACCCTTGGTAGAGGCTGGAACTTGCTCTGTCCGTTCTTGAACCACATGCAGACAATCTCCTTCACCTTTAGGTCGGGATTCTGCTCCTCGAACCATTTTGCGTAGATGGATAACTGGAGAGATACGTTGTCGTAGTGGAGGGTGGCGGTGGTCTTGTAGTCTACCAGATAAATGTTGCCTTCGCTGTCTGCAAAGACTCCATCAATGGCGGATGCGAAGTTTTCACCATCCGTAACGAGATACTCAGATGCTACATAGTGTAAATCGTATGCGACTAACATACTATGGAAGGCTTGAAGCTCTTCCGTAGGATTTGGGTACTGCTTGATGTCGGCATCGAAGATGGAACAGAAGGTTTCAAACGTGTTGTGGATAAGACCTCCTCGCTCTGCTGCCTTCTTCAATACAGACTCTGGAATATTCTTGTAGGTGTCGGGGAATGCTTTCTTGATGAGCGTTCCCGTCACACCTTTCAGTTCCTTCTTGCCAATTAAGTACTGGTGAGACTCCTCAATGAATGTGACTCTTGGCACATTCAAAGTGATTTTCTTTGTTTCTGCTGTCATATTATTGTATACCTAATTGTTTCTTCTTGGCTGATACAGCTTGCATGAACTGAGTGTTAGAGCAGAGTGGCTGGTAATGCTGAATTACCCACAACAGATTGTCCTTGCTAACACATCTGCTCAGATAACCCAATCCTTCGTTCAGGTCGCTCGGGTGGTACTGAGAGGATGCTGGCTGCTGGGCGGCTGGCTGCTGAGTCTGTGTCTGTTGCTGCGCTTCCTGATGCTGCCCATCGTTGGTGGTATCAGAATCAGCATTATCATCAATGGCAAAGAGACCGTTGAGAGCATACTTTCGAGCGTAAGAGGAGGATGCTCCAGTAATCTGACTGCCATCCATACCTTTCTTGGTTTCCTCTTCTCTAGCCCAACCATTGGTTGTTTCACACTCGCCCTTCTCGTTCTTGATGGTAGCAGTTGCCTTCACGTAGATGCGGTTGCCTATCAAGACTACATCATCGGTGATGATGAGCGTACATTTCTGCTTGGCGAGTAAAGGTTTAACAGATTCTAAGATGTCTTCAGCCTTGCGATACTTGTAGCCACCGAATTTGTTGAACTGACTCTTCGGGGCTTTTAGTTCTGACTGAATTGCGATAAGTTCCTTCATATCTTATATGTATTAAGTTGTTATTGATATTTCCATTCATAGCGGCTGCATTTGTAGCCACCATCAGGGTTCTTGTTCGGGTTGTCACACATGGTCGAGAAGATACAATCGTGACAACTATTTGCTTTATATCTCATATTGTATGGTTTAAATGTTCAAAATAAAAACCCCACGATTCTCACGAATGGTGGGGCGAGAGTTTTTTATTTTAGTTTAACCTGAGCGGTCGCTACCGCATCGCAAATGTAATCTGTATGAAAAAAAACTTTAATTTCTCTATAATAGGGCGCACGTTCCGAGGCTTTAAACCATCTGTGCGCCCTTGGTTCCCTTCTGCATTCATGGAGGCTTAGGACTCCCAGCACTAGTAATCGCACATATTGTGATATATCTGATTTCTATAAAATAACCAATTATAACTATTGAACCGAATAGAAAAAAGAAAGCGTGCTGGCTGCATTAGAACCGATTTGTAGTTGTGCGCTCCTACCTTTAGATGCTACCTTATTATATAAGGGTCACGGCATCAGGTCTGCTTCTTCACAAGTGAACTCCAAGTTTTTCCAAATTCCACCTATCAGGTGTATGTACTCGCTTGCCACTTCCACGTCTAAGCACCATCTGTGGTTAATGATGCTCCTTTTGGGTACGTGTACCTCTCTAGGAAGGTTTATCCTATCCGATATAAAGCCTTGGAATCGGGCAGTATGGGGCGCAAGGTGTGACTCGAACACACGACCTCGAAGTGGGAAGAACCTTCGTACTCTACCAACTGAGTTACTTGCGCTGTTTTAAGAACTTAAAACATGTAAAATTATAACGACTAAAGTTATAGTGGAGACTGGGAGTAGCAAACTCCAAAAAACCTCTGCTGTTTTCAATGACTGAAATATTATAAGACTTAACACATTAATAACTTAATACTAAATTTAACTTGTGAGGTTCAATCTCCATATATCTTACTTGCCTACTTCCTTGAAGTAGGAGTGAATTTCCTTAATGGCAACAGCGAAAGCGATTACGCTGGCTACCAACATTACATCTGCTATCATAAGTTTATCTGTTTAATGGGTAAAACAATAGGCTGCTGCCTCTGATTTCAGCTCTGCCATGCTCTTCCTTCGATTCTGAGTCATCCACTCTTCCAACTCGCTCTTCTTGAAGTAGAGTCGGTTGACGTTTGGTTTATAGCAAGGAATGATGCGGTTCCTGACGTTCTCTCTCACTCCTCTAACCGTCATGCCAAGAATGATTGCAGCTTCATTAATGTTGAGCACATTCTTTGCAGCTATGAGCGAATACTGCTCGATGCGGTCTAGCTGCTCCTTAATCTCTGGGTCTATCATATCAGTTGAATTTGATGGTTTGTTGACTGGCACTAGCTGCCTTGGCTGGCTCTGTTCTGCCAGTGCCCTTATCGCTGGGAGTGTTCTCCTGCTCTATCAAGGGGAGAATGCCCTTCGCTTTGAGTGATTCATATAGGAAGATTCTTCCTTTCGTTGTCCACTCGGTGTTGTACTTCACATCGTGCCGACCATCACTCCTTAATATGTCTACTGCTCTGCTGTGAACATATCCACCTTCTAAGAACTGGGCAAACAATATCCATTGACCTCTTACCTTGTGTTGGATTCTCATAGACTCCAACTCCTTGTTTAACCTAATGGCACTCATTCCGTAGTCCTGAGCAATCTGAGTAACAGTCATAGTGGCATTACTCTGCAAGATTTTGTCGTAGTAGCTGACCTTAGGCAGCATTTCGGTAATCTTGTTGCCGAGTTCCATGTTCGTCTTGCTGATAGTGAGGATTTGTTCCTGCTGCTTCTTATTTTCCAAAGCTAGCTGCTGTTTCTCTTCCTCAGCCTTGACCAGAGATTTGAGAGCTTCGAGATAGTTCTGAGGAACGGATGGCTTTTGATGTTTCTCCTCCAGTTCCTTCCATCGTTTAATCAACTTGGCTCTCGCTTCATCGTTGAACTTGGTGGCGATGTAGAGACACTCTTCCTTGTTGAGGGAGTAGCAAGGTCTATCTTGATTATTTTCATCCTTGTAAGACCCGAGGGAAAATTTGCCCTCGGCTACTTTTTCCCAAGCTGGCTCCATCTTTCGGATGGATTTCATCACATCAGCATGACGCTTGCCAGTAATCTCTGCAATCTGTAGTGATGTCATTCGGTCACCATCTACAATAGTTGAAATTTCATTCATAGGATTCCTCCATTTTTAAAATCGGGCGGTAGTGTATGAAACAGAAAGTGACAAATTTTCATTTTATACATTATTATATCTACCGTTGCCCGATTGTAGTTTTTATTTTGTACCTTTGCAGGTGACAAATTTTTATTTTAATTAAATTCAATTTCGTATGAAACAGCAAAAAGTAATTATGTTCACCTATCAGACAGATAACTTGGAGGAGTTGAACGAAAAGATTAATTCTCGTATTGACAAACTAAATGCTAACAAATGGAGAGTTGTAAGTATCTCTTCTTGTAATAGCACTATCTTTACTAATGGTCTTGCACCATTAAACCAAGTTACGGTCTTCCTACTTGCGGAAGAATCTTAATAATGTCTCTGCGTCTTCTATAGAATATGTTCTTTCTATGATTCCGTAGTTATTATCATCTATCCATCCTGATTTTGTACTTTCGGATGAACAGATACAGAAGATTCTAAGATTCCATTCCCATATTGGCGACCTGTATATCCATTGAAATATTGTTTCAAAATCTACACGGTTGCCAATATTCTGATACAACCGATACCTCAGCCATGTTCTGAATAATCTCTTAATCATATTCACCTCCTTCCTAGTAGAACACGACCTTATCGGTCTTAACTCCTCCGAACTCATTCAGGGCATCATTCCTGATGCTTTCGGCTTGCTTGCTCTGACTTCTAAACCCTAGAGCGTTGTAGATGGTTTCCCTTCTGCATCTATACCGCTCAGCAAGTTTTTTTCGTCCTTCAAGCGAAACTTTGATAATTTTTATCTTTTTTACTTGCATATCTTAATTTTTTATTGTACTTTTGCTTCTAATAATTAAGCAACTTGTTGTTTACGAGTGCAAAGGTATGCAAATATGTTTAGATTACCAAACAAAATTGCATATTTCTTTAGTCGATTATGTTTATTTAAGTATGATTTAAAAATGTAAAATGTATGGAAAGTCTTGTAGCACAAAGAATTAAGTCTGTTTTAGAGGCTAAACAAATAAGTATATCTGCTTTTTCGAAAATGATTGGAATGCAGCAAGTAACTTGTAATCGCCAACTTCGTGGTGACCAAGCTGTATCACTTGGTCTTATCGAAGGGTTTCTGAATGAGTTTGATGAGATTTCAGCCGAATGGCTCCTTCGGGGTCATGGGAAACAACTTATAGAAGAACAATCGTTCTTGGTGGCTGAACCTACTCCTAAGTATCGTGAAGACAAAAACGACTTGCTAGACGATTCTGTTTGGAAAGCGAAGTACGAAGAGTTAGAGAAACGCTATGACCAGCTACTATCTATCTTAGGCGGTGGCATGAGACAAAACAATGTAGGATAATTAAAATGTGGTAGGTATGATTACAATTAAACCAGATTATTCGAAGAATCCAAAATGCTATTATTGTGGCAAGAAACTGGCAGTTGAAGGGTCAGAATACAAGGAAACTATGTATTCTGTTACTAAGGAGTATCTTATAAATGTCATGTGTAAGTATATAGAAGCTAAGGTTTTTATACCAAGATGCAAGGAATGTGAAAAGATTCATGATAGGGCAGATATTCCTTCTTGTTTGTTTTTTGTAGTTGCGTGGTGTGTTATTGCATATCTGTTTTATGACCATGGAGGTTGGACAGATTCTGTGTGGATGGTGTTGTTTGGGATAGTTCTGACAACTATATTTTCGTCAATTATAGGTTTTGTACTTGGGTATATTCCTCGTATTATAATTTCCGTGTTTATGTATAAAGGTAGGGATGAAGGTGACACACGTAAATACAGACCCATAAATATTTTAAAGCAAAGTGGATTTAGTTTTGATAAGCCACATCCTAATACGGTGTTGGATGAACAGGTTCTTAAAAAGGATAAATTTGTTCATGGCTTAGATGATATTTGCAACAAGTGTAATTGCATAGTAAGTGGTGACGGATTTAATATGATACCTACATCTGTTACTGCTAAACGAGTTGAAAATTTGCCAAAAAAGTCGGACTCCAAGAAAATTGCGCATGGGCTTTCCGAGATTGCGAAAGAAACTAACGAGGAGTTTGCACAGAAATGGGAGAAAATAACTGGTATCAAGCGAAATGAAGGGGAGTCTGCTTGGAAGTATATGATGAGAGTTAAGCCATATAAGGATAAAATAATAGCTTTGCAACGTAAGCAACAAGAACTGGAGCAAAAATTGAAAGCAGCTAAGTCGAAGTCCGAGTATGAAGCTGACGAAATATTAAAGAACTACAATGGAGAATTGTAACTTTCAGTACTTGTTTTATTAATTTAAATGTGTGAGATATGAAGAGATTATTTTTATTATTGCTGACACTCTTTATGATAATTGGAGTGCAGGCACAGAGACCGAGTGTTAAGGAACAAATGGAGATTAAGCAGAATTACATGAATTTCTGTAAGGACTTGAATCAACAGTTGCCAATACAAGTGGATGATTACACAAGGTTCTATGCTGTAAGTTTCGTTAATTGGACTCTGACAGCGTATTATCAGCTTGATGTAGATTCTGATGATTTTTCGGAGAATGAACTGATTGAACTTCATGGCGAGTTGCGTTCTGCATTCAAGGTGTCTGCTAGAAGAATGTTCGCTAGTGGCAATTATGATTTGAAACGTGATGAATGGAAATGGTTTATGAAGGGCACAGGAATGAAGTTTAGGGCAAATTATAAAGATGCTTACGACAGACCGATGCTTAATATTACTTTAGATTATTCTGATTTCTAATGGAGAAAAATAAAAAACGGATGGAAAACTTGAATGACTATAGATTGTTAGTGTTATTGGATAAATTAAAGAAGGAGGAACACATAACATTGAAGGAAAGATTGATAAGATGGATTGCTATCCGTGTAATACCTGAGGATTCTAGAGCATATCTAGAAGCTGCTGATGCTTGTAAAGATGATGTGTTGGTGAAAAAGGTAGGGATAGGCGATATTAGAATAACACCAAAGGGCAGGGAGCAGATTCCTGTTCTTTGGAGAACTAGCGTTTATGGCAATCTTTTAAATAACAAGTTGATAAGCTATGCCAGTATAATACTATCTGTGTTGTCTGCTATAATGTCAATCGCTGCATATTGCAAAGACTAGGATAGACGTAACTAGCGAAAGCAAAGATACCAGAAGGCTGATGTAGGGTAAGCGCATGCTAGGTTCCTTTGGTAAGTCCCAAGTTACCAATCTAACAATAACCTCCCATATAATGAAGAAAGGGGCTATTATCCACATCAATATGTTTTCCGTCCGTTCATTCATAGAGGCAAAGTTACTGCTTTCTCCTGAGAATCAGAAGCAAATTACATACTTTAACTCTTAACCTTTGCAAAGTTTGCAGCAAACGTTGCAAACCTTGCAGAGACTAAGAGTTGATACGGAGAGGGTACGGAGTTGGTACTGAGCGGGTCTAGTCCTTGTCGAAGAACTTATCAATGAGTCCCATTGCATCATTCTTCTTCTTGTCTATAATCTTGGCATAAATCTCGGTGGTGGCAATTCTAGTATGACCCATTAACTTGCTGGTTGTGTAGATGTCTGCACCCAGTGTTAGCATCATGGTTCCAAAGGTGTGCCTTGCAGTATGGAAGGTGATGTCCTTCTTGATGCCAGCATTGGCTGCCCATACCTTGATATGAGTGAGAACCGTCTGTTCGCATCCCATACCATTGAAGATGAACTTGTTTCCGTCCTGCTCAGGCAACCATTCTATAGCTTTGCCTGACAGATTGTAGGAAACCATCTTGTTGGTCTTCTTCTGTATGATAGACAGATGCCATGACTTGGTTCCATCCTCGTTGGTAACTTCCCTGATGTCTGACCATTTCAGTCTCCTGATGTCGGAGATACGCAAACCGCAAAAGCAGGAGAACATGAATGCCTGCTTGATAACTAGAACTTTGCATTCTGTTTCTGCCAGTTTCTTCACCTCCTCAATATCCAAGAAAACCCTGCTGGTTTCAGGTTTCTTTGGCTTCTCACGCTTATCCACCTCGCTGAATGGATTCTTGTATATCATCCCACCTTTCACGGCTCTGCTGAGCATTTCATTGAGGTGGTTGCAATACATAATCTTGGTGTAGCTGGAAAGCGGCTCTCCATTGCTCTTCTTGGTGTTGTTCAGGAACTCAATGAATCCCACACAATACTTCTTGTCAATACTGGATAGCTTGATATTATCTCCCTTGTAGGCGATGAGTTGCTTTCGAGTGCATTCTATCTGTGCTGCGATGCGGCTTGGAGACTGCGATGTCTTCATCTTATAAGTCTTGAAGTTGTCTATCCAATCCATGAGCTTCATCTTGCTCTTGACTGATATGATGCCCGAAATGCTGTTCTTGATGTCCAGTACTCTCTGAGCCTTGATAACATTGGCGGTAGCCATTGTTTCAGCATTCTTTCTTCTTGCCTCTGCCTTACCTCTACCCACCTCAGGTACGATGTAGAGTTTCAGGAACTCATAGGTTCTCTTGCCATCCTTGTAGATGTCTAGATAGACACTCTTGTTTCCGTTGGCAAGTTCCTTGAATCTGATAGTGACAGGTTCCTTTTCGATTGTTTTCTTCCTTCCCATAAGCCTTTCTTTTATAAATCTGCTGCAAAGATAAGCATTTTTTTTGTTACTCGCAAGTTTTGGGTAACGAAATAGTAACAAAACTAACACGTATCTAATGTATAGGTAATGTATATCTAGCTTTCGGAAAATTAATTTTCCGTAAAGGTAATGTACTGATAACTAAAAGTTTAGATATACATTTGATATACATTTGGTATCAGATGGGTTAAAGTGGGCTATTTACTATCTTTATTATTCCAATATGATTTATCTTGCTAGTTAAACATCTGATTTATAGATAGTTATGTATTTCTTTGTTTTTAGTGAGTAACAAAATAGCAACAATAAAGTGTTAATCTTTGCAAAGTAACCAACTTACCCACAACAAAGATACGAATTAAATCTTATTCACAATTAGTTTTTAAAAAGACTTTAACTTAGATTAACATTGTGCCATTTCGTATATCTAATGTATATCTATTTCCCTAAAAAATCAATTTCGTTTACATTTAACACTTTTTAGCATTTGGTGGTTTCAGAAAAAGCTTCTATCTTTGCATCGTCAAAGTTGCGATTGACACATACAGATTTGTCCTCCTTTCAGGCTTTAAGCCTACGAGATATGGAATCCCTTGGTTAGCGCAACATGACCTTGGGATTCCTCTTTTTTATCCCAGAGTTTTTGACAAGACATACGAGGTTCAATCCGTGCAGTCCTCTTCGGAGTTATCGACCGATATATAAAACTGCTCAGTCTAGTAGAATATATCCATGTAGGTAAACCCTGCTCTGTCCCATCCATTGACAACAGGTGCCCATCTGCCGAAAGGCACTACCCCTACATAGATGAATCAAACAAAGTGGGTAACTTTGTTCTATGTAGGCTTTGGTAGGGAATAATCTACTGCTTATAGTAGTTGATAATTAAATAAAGATTTTCCTTGCTGCTGCCCTCTCCCTTAGGGGATGGGTAAAGAATGGATAGTATATATTGTTGAACTAGTAAAATTTTGGCTTATGGAAAAGGAAGAAAGAGTCATAGTAGATTATGATAAATATCAGGAGTTGCTTGCAAAAGCAAACCTGAATGAAAAATATATCGAAGATATAAAGTCTAAACTTTCGGAAGAGTACGAAAATAAAATTCGTGATTTTGAAAATCAGTCACATAAATCTTTTGAAGAAGGTTTACATGCAGGAATATCTTTGTCGCATAGTGAAGCTGCAAGAACGATACGTAAAGAATTGTTGGAGAATTTGGATTCTATTCTTGAAAATGTTCCTGCTTTGTCTTTTTGGAGTTATATTACTGGCGAGGCAAATAGTCTTTTCTGTTTAAGATTACGAGAGGAGATAGATGAGACTATAAAAAATAGTATCAGAAATATGTGTAGATAATGAAGATAGAGTCAATCAGTTGTCAGGTCAGAACTGCTCGCAAGCAGCATGTATGTGAGTTGTGCCTTTGCCCTATTCGCAAGGGTGAGGAGTATGGGTATGAGGTCTTGAAGGTAGATGGCAAGATGGAAGCTCATAAGCGGCATCTGGAGTGTGACGAGTTGACCGCAAAGGATGAGTTTCAGACGGAAGACTACGGCTTGCGCTATACTTCCGAGACCTTCTATAGGGCGGTGTATGACTATATCCATCTGCATCATAATGGGGATGATAGCTGGGCTGGCTCTATGTTTAGCAGAGTGATTAAGATATTGAATGAAGTTAATAATTAAAATTTTGGCTTATGGAACTGGATATGTTGATTAGAGATGCCCTGAGCGATGCAAAGTGGTTAATTGCGAAGGGTGGGACGGATAGGGCAGAAACCCTGAATCGTGTGCTTGGTAAGATTTGTAATGTCTTGAAGGAACTGGCTGGGGATAGAAGAGCGAGGGGTGGTCGCTGATAGTGAATACGATAAAAGGGAGTCAATGATGGCTCCCTTTTTCTTATCTGAATAAATCTCTAATATCACAATCTATAGCGTCTGCTACTCTTGTAAGGTAGCTGATGGTTGGGTTTCCGTTGAGGGCGGCAGATAGGGAACCTTTTGTGATTCCCATCTTGCTGGCTACCTCCTCAATGGTCATACCCTTCTCCTTGATAACTTCTTTAGCTTTAAGTGTTGACATTGATGTCGAGGGCTGAGTCTGTTAGTTGATTTCAATCTCGCTATTGAAGTAGCTATCTTCTCCAACTGCAAATGGTAGCTGAACGTTGTTAATACGTACTTCATAGTCTGAATATACTCGCTCTTTCTTTCCGTCTTCGTAGTGAACATCACCAATCAATACTCCATTTGGAGTAGATGGCTTTACTATCTGTGTAGGAACTTTGATGTATTGAGCAACATCAGATAATCTTACTTCGTTGTACTTTGATGTCTTAATCTTCATAACTTATTCGCTTATCCGTGATGCGTAGGGCTGTAATGTTATTACTTCTGATTTTTAATTCTGCTGCAAAAGTACATAAAAGTTTGGATATAGCCAAACAATTTCTTGATTTTAACATGAAATTAACACTTGCGTGGTGAATATTACAAAAAAAGAATAGGGAGTGCTCACGCATTCCCTATTTCGTTATCCTAACAATCTTAAAACCTATAAACCAAAAACCTATGAAAAAAACAAACGTTCTTCTTATGAATTACATTTTATCCTTCCTCTTCCGACATCTGTCTCAACTTCTCGGTGAGGGCATTGTGAACCTCACGCTTATCGTCAAGAGTGACGGTCTGTAGCTTAGGGCAGTTGAACTCTAGTATCTTGATGAAGGTTGCTACCTTATCTTTAGGCTCGCACTTATACCAAGCAGCCATGAAGTCTTCCCATGCCTCTCTAGAAAAGTCGGCGCACAACTCACGAAACTCCTTGTTGATAGGAGACTCGTAACCTTTCTTCTTACCTCCAGTCTTTGCCCGACCTTTCTCGAACTGACCTTTTGTATTTCTATCTACTGCCATTGACTTAACTATTTTGGTGCAAAGATAGTAATTATTCGGCAAACGGAAACTTTATCCGTTAACTTACCTACCTAAATAAACGGATAAAATACGAATCTCGGATGGTATCAGTATCTTTGTACCATTATTAATAATTTTAATTTTCATATATATCCTCAAATCCGCAACCTATAGGGTTTAGTGGGATTTTGCTTGCAAAGCGACA